CCTAAAGGTATCCGAAAGCACAGTGGATACCCACGGCTCAGAAAAGCCCTTAAAACGCAGTTTCGGATACTTTTCAAGACCGTTACTTGAAGATATACACTCGCCCTGTCCATCTCAATTATGATAATCTTTATAGGAGGTGGTCAAAATGACTGAAAACACTCAATTTAAGACGCTCGTCAATACTTGGCTAAATTCCAAACAAGCCATGATTACCGCGTCAACACACGCCAACTTCGTACTTATAGCGGAAAATCATCTTATTCCGCAATTTGGGCGAAGAAAAATCGGGACTATCACGGAGTCCGACATCCAAGGGTACATATTGTACCTTTACAACGAAGGCCGTTTGGATAACAGCGGCGGTCTTACTGTAAAAACAATCCGTGATGTCATTCTTGTGCTACGGCTTGCGCTTACGTATGCATACAAGGAAAAAGCAATACCGCTGCTGAATTGGGAAATGATAGAATATCCCAAGGAAATCGGCATAAAGCGCGTTATATCCCTGTCAAAAGAGGAGGAGCAAAATCTTATTCAGTGCATATATCTAAACCTCAATCGTAAAACGGCGGGTATATTAATTGCGCTAATGACTGGAGTACGCATTGGGGAGCTTTGCGGTTTGCAAATGAAAGATATCTGCCTGTCAAATAACACCTTGAGCGTAAATAAAACGGTTCAGCGTATTTTTGACAAGAGGAGAGGGACAACCTATATTCACATTGGACCCCCGAAAACAAAAACATCCGCAAGAACAATACCGATACCGTCTCTGCTCGGAAATATTATAAAGCGTTTTTTAACAGAAAACCCCAATCATTATTTTTTGACGGGAAAGAGCAAACCAACCGAGCCGCGTACATATCGACAGTTTTTTGCGAGATTTATCAAGCGCCACGGGTTAACAAAGGTTAAATTTCACGAAATTCGCCATACATTTGCGGTTCGTGCGATTGAAATCCCAGAGTTTGATATAAAATCCCTCTCGGAAATCTTGGGACATAAAAATGTGTCCTTTACGCTTAATGTATACGGCAGCGCCAATATACAGCAAAAAGCAAAATGTATGAACCTTCTTAACGACCTGTTATAAAGGCAAAGCCCGATATCAGCAATATTGCCGGTATCGGGTCTTTTTTATTTCGTTCCCATCATCATTTGGTAATGTTCGTGCTGATTCATAACCTTGAAAATGGTCTCGAATACATGACGGTATTTATTAAGGTCATCCGTATGCGCCGTAAAATAGAGGCTCGAATTCATACTGTTAGACGTCGTTGCGATGTAACAAAGCATCGAGCGCGCCATTATGTGATCGGAGTAATCTTTCTTGCCGCCGTTATCAATAGCAAAGCTGTCCTTATGTTCGTCAAGGATTTTCTTATATAGTTGTCCCGGCGTTATGCCGAGGTTCTGAAGGAAGTAAGCCTCCAAAATTCTGCGTATAACACTCATAAGAACGTTGGGGGAGGTCGCCTCACGATACTCTTCCCAAAGGGCTGCGTAACTGCCCAATTTCGGAATATAGTTAATGCAGTGTTCATCGACCGCGCCCACATTTACGCGCTTTTCGCATATGGAAATATCAGAAATGTTATTGTCCTTCGTAATTTCAAAATAGCTGACGCACTCATAGTCAAAAAGATAAAGAGGGGCTATTTCGTTATAGAAGAAGGAGTTGTGCGTTAAAATATATATTTGCTTGATATGCGTATCCAAGTTATCTGCGGGAGAATACGTGAATGCGTTTTTTGTAACCTCAATAAGGTGGCGGATGAGGTAGCTGATAATAAATACCGCATCGCTATCCATAGAGGAAACGGGGTCGTCGATTACGACAATACGGTCTTTCAATTCTTTGGTTTCATCAAAGCTTCCGAAGATCGAGAAATAAAAATACAAGAAGCAAATAAAGTTTTTCTCGCCCTCACTCAAGCTATACGCCAATTCACCGTTGGGGCGCACCAATTTATATTTGTTTTCTCCGCCTTCAACGATTGAAAAACCTTGAAAATTAGAGTCCGCAAGGAGAGCGTTAATGTTATCTATTACGGGCTTGGTGCTTGTAGAATGCTTTGCGAGTTCGGAAAGTATGCGCTTACATTCAGCCATCTCTTTTTTGAAGCCGTCATTCCTTGTCGCTTCTTCACGCTCTGCATCGGCAAGCCTCTTGGCTTGTGCGCGATATAACTCAATAATCCCCTTGCACAGGAAAGCAAGATGCTCCTTGAAAGCATTATTGAATAGTACCTTATTATCGCGGCGCTGAACGAGGTCGTTATTCTTTTGAATTAACGCATTTGCTTCGTCAATAAAAGCATTAAATTCATCGAATACCAAGCGTATATCTTCAAGAATGTGCGTTTGAGAGGGGTGCTTCAGCTTCAGGCTGATTTTGCTCATGTTATTGATGATAAGATTTTGCACTTTTATTTGAACAGCCGCATAAGCGTCCCGGCTGATTTCAGGGTACATATCATCATAGTTCCCTTGAAGAATACCTTGGATTCTCTTGAAATAAGCCTCATATTCGCCGTGGCATCTCTCGATGGCACGTATCGCGTCCTCGTATGTACGATTGAAGCAATCTGCAATTTTAGCGATAATATCTTCTGTTAAGGGTTGCTGACAGAAAGGACAAAGCCCGCCTGCGACAGGCTCATATTTTAAGTGACCATCTCGAACCCAATCCGAGGCACCGATTTCCTCAAGAAAACGAGAAAACTGCGTTTCGTCTTTAGATATTATAGGTGTGCCGAGTAAATCGCAGGTTGGAAATCCGTCTAATGGTAGCTTTTTCAGTAGGGGGTATGTTTTTGCAGAAGAATCAAAAGCTATACCATATAATTTTGCGAGTTCTTCCTCGGTGTGTTCGACGGGAGCCACGTCAACAATATCTGTAAAGCAGTTTTGCTTGGAATTGCGGCGGACGGCTGCCTTCTTGTATTTTTCTAATAGCGGAGAAACCACTTCCCAGCACTTGTCCCACGCCAGTTTATCAGCGGCAACAATGTCTGCGCGTATTTTTTTCAACGCTTCATCCGAGGCTTTTTTGCTAGTAGACGCGGCCGTGTGTTTTTCCGTATATTCACGAATTTTATTTTCGACTTCGATGTCGACTTCGCTTATATTAAAGACGCCGGGCATATCCTCCAAGGTCTGTATGTTTTTGCGGATATACTCTTCGTTATACAACTGAATAATAGTGTCGGTTTCATCTGTGGGGGTCTTCCAAGTTAAGCCGCGTCTCTCCGCGATAACCCTTCCGATAGTAGATTTTCCCGTACCGTTTTTACCGAAGAAAAAGTTGATATTGGATGGACGGAAGGTGGTGGAGTGGAAGGTCGCTTCATCGAGCTTTATTTCAGTAATTTTTATTCTATTTTTTACCTTCATATTCATCCTCCAATTTTAAGATTTCAAGCAGATTTACGTGCTTAATTTCCCAATGGCAATGGTCAAGCTCATTGGACTGTTCGCTTGCTAAAATACCAAGGGTTGTAGCTATTTCATTTAGGGGCTGTTGTTGAAATTCCTTCGATACAAGGTATCTGAATTTTATAGCGTCATCGAGAATTTCATATCTATGAACCTTACAAATCGTGGCGCACTGCGTAGGGTATGCGGTCAGATGTTGCGCGTTAGGGGTTGCAATCAAAGAGGGGTATGTAAGAATTCTCTCTAAAAGCGCAATGGTGATTTTCCCTTCAGGGTATGCATCTGGCGCTGTATGAAGCAAACAGTCCTTGATCGGGATTGTAAAAGTTCCGTGGGCGTCAATTTTATCGTTAATAACGAACAAATTATAAAATTCTGTATTGAAGCGGAAAGCATCAAGACGCACATTCGAGCCGGAGTTTATAAAAAAGAGTTGAATATGACCGCCGTCGGTATTGGTGATCTGAACACCTCCGTCCCCGTACATATTTTGCACAGATGCGGGGGTATTGGCAATTTGTACGAGTTCTTCCTTGTTCAATCCTTTTTACCTCCTATGTTTATCGTTATGCTGCCTGTATTCATTATGTTTGTGCCGTTGTCTCCAAAGTTGTTGAATATAACTTGGGCTTGTTGTGTAGGCACCTTATTCGTGGGTTTGCCTATTATAATTTCCTCCGCGTCAGTAGAGGTGTCGTCAATAGTGCTATCAGCCGTAGTCGTTTCCGCAGGTTCGGAAATGGTTACGGCTATTTTTTTTGCTCTTTCGTAGCCGATATCAATCCCGGATTTCCACGTGGTTATTGTATCTGCGCCACGCTTGTTATCGGTAATATAAGAAACAACGTAGTGCCATATTGCCAATAGGTATGCGCTCAATTCGACGCTATCCATAGCAGCAAAAGTAGCCTTTGGCACATCGCTGCCCAAATAAAAAGTATGCGTTACGCCCTCGTCATTGGCAATGATTTCTTGTAATGTGCCAACAAGCTTTTTAATTTTATTTGTATCGGTGCAATCGAGGAAAGTGCGTATGAACTCAATCATATCGTTTTGCGCCTTGACGTATTCGGTTTTCACTCTTGTATCAAAGCCGTTGCGGAAGATTAAATCCGTAAGCGGAAAATACATCTTGCTACTGCTTGAATCGCAACGCTTATATTTTGCAAAAGTCTTTTCAAAAGAATCCGAATTAAAATCGGAAGTTATATTGGGGTTTGCGATTTTTATAAGAGTCGCAAACATTTTAGGCTGGGTAATTCCGTTAGAGTTACCCGCCCATTTTTCTTTTGAACTTAATTGAGGGCGGGCGGCTTCCAAAAGAACCGCAAAAAAGGTCGCACCGCACAGTTTATCGTTAAAATTATACTCCATAAAAATCACCACCTAAAATTACCGAAGTTACCCAAGTTACATATTGCCGATTACTCAAGTTAAGAAGACGATAGCCTCAGTAGAAATTGCTGAGGCTTTTCCAATTATATTATATCACATTTTTCCTCCAATTTCTACCCATTACGACACAAATGCGAAGAAAAAGGAGACAAAAAATGAAAAAGAACGAAAACACTGTAAAAATCACACTCAAGTACGATGACGGCAAAGAAAAAGTAACGCTTTACGTCGATGCGGCAGAAATGGAAATCTGCCTCGAAAATGACTACCAGCACAGGCTTTCCATAGCTCTTCCCGAGGAACGCGCCACGATTCGCAAGTACACTCCCGCAGAATTTGCGGATGCGATGAACAAGGAAAGCTACAACAACTGGCATAAGTACAACCGCCACACAAGCGGTTACGTCAAGAACCCTTGCGCCGAGGGCGAAGAGGATGCCTTGATCAATCCTTTAGACCTCATTGCCGACAACAGCACCGCCGAAGAACTTGAAGAATGGCAACTCAAGCAGATGATTTATAGCCATCTGCCGAAGACGCAGGCAGACGTTCTCTGGGCAGTTGCGATGGAGGGCGTTTCGCTTGTGGAGATCGCCGCAAGAGAGGGCGTCAGCAAGCAAGCCATCTTCAATCGTCTCACCGCAGCGAAAGAAAATGCAAAAAAACTTTTCATTGGGGGTTGACTTTGACCCCTTCCCGAGGCTTTTAGGTGAGGAGAACGAAACCTAGACCACTCCTCGGAGGAGGAAAAACAATTTGAAACCCAATGTAAGAATTTGTGTTTCAAGCAAGCCCGTGCAGAGCGTGGTTACGGGCGGGACACCGAAGCCCACAGATAAACTTTTAAGACATATCTTCGATGATGCTCCCACAGTAACCATTCTCGTGCCGGGTGATGCGGTGATGGAGGTATCCATTCACAAGGCAAGCGAAGGAGGTGCGGAAAATGCCACCTAGCGACCACGCTTTGTTATCTGCCTCGTCATCCGAGCGTTGGCTGAATTGTAACCCGTCTGCAAGACTTGAACAAGCCTTTGCAGAGCGAGAAACATCAGCGGCGGCGGAAGGCACAGCAGCACACGCATTAGCCGAACACAAACTGAAACGCAGGCTCAAGCTCCGAAGTGAGCGCCCCGTATCCGTTTTCGATAACGAGGAAATGGAAATCCACACAGACGACTATGCGGATTTCGTTATGGAGCAAGTCACCAAAGAGCGTAGGCGCGATGCAGGCACGCAGGTATTTATCGAACAGCGTCTTGATTTTTCCTGCTATGTTCCCGACGGCTTCGGCACGGGAGATTGCCTCATAGTCAGCAACGGCAGATTGCACGTAATCGATCTGAAGTACGGACAGGGGGTACTTGTAGATGCGGAAGAAAATCCGCAGATGAAATTGTACGCACTTGCCGTCCTGAAGCTCTATGAGGAGCAGTACCAAATCAAAAAGGTAAAGCTCACAATCTTCCAACCCCGCCGTGAGAACGTCAGCACGTGGGAAATCACAGTCGCAAAGCTCAAACGCTGGGCAACCCAAGACCTCATACCGAAGGCGCAAAGAGCCTTTAAGGGAGAGGGCGAATATTGTCCGGGAGAATGGTGCTTGTTCTGTAAGGCTGCGGTCAAGTGTCGAGCAAGAGCCGAGGACAAGTTGAGGCTTGCGCAAAGTGAGTTCAAGCTCCCGCCTCTCTTGACGGATGCCGAGATTGAGGATGTGCTTTTGAAGCTCCCCGACATCAAGAAATGGGCGGATGAAATTCAAGAGTACGTACTCGCAATGGCACTCGCAGGTAAGGAGTGGTCAGGCTTCAAACTTGTCGAAGGAAGGTCTGTGCGTAAATACGCAGACGAAGATGCCGTGGTTCGTGCCGCCAATTCCGCAGGCTACCACGATATCTATAAAAAGACTCTCATCAGCATTACCGAAATGGAACGACTGATGGGTAAGGCGGAATTCGCAAAAGTCCTCGGTGCGCTTATTACAAAGCCCCAAGGCAAGCCTACGCTTGTTCCCGACACCGACAAGCGTCCGGCAATTATGGTGTCAAACCCTAAAAACGAATTTGATGAAATTTAAGGAGATTAAAAATTATGGCAAACAACAAGACAAAAGTAGTAACAGGACTCGTAAGACTTTCCTACGCAAACGTATGGGAGCCTAAAGCAGCAACCGAGGGCGCAGTTCCCAAGTACAGCGTTTCTCTTATTATCCCCAAGTCGGATACCGAAACCATCGCAAAGATTAACGCAGCTATTGATGCCGCAATCGAGGAAGGTGTCGGCAAGTTCGGTGGCAAGAAGCCCAACAAGGCGGCTCTTAAGACCCCGCTCCGTGATGGAGATATCGAGCGTGAGGACGACGAAGCATATGCAAACGCATATTTCGTTAACGCCAACAGCACTACGGCTCCGCAGATCGTAGACACCAAGGTTATGCCCATTCTTGACAGAAGCGAGGTTTATAGCGGTGTTTACGCAAGAGTATCCATCAACTTCTATGCTTTCAACTCCAACGGCAATAAAGGCATTGCCTGCGGTCTTGGCAACATTCAGAAGGTTCGTGATGGTGAGCCTCTCGGCGGCAAGACCAATGCCTCCACTGAGTTTGGCGCACTTGACGATGATGACGATTTGCTCGGCTTCTAAAAACCAAGGTGAGGGTGGTGGATTCGTCTACCACCCTTATACCCCATAGGAAGGTGAACATGAGAACAATTAGCATAGATATCGAAACTTTCTCCTCGGTTGACCTTACCAAAGCAGGCGTTTACAAATATGCCGAAAGTCCCGACTTCGAGATATTACTCTTTGCCTATGCCGTTGACGGTGGCGAAGTAGAGGTCGTGGATATTGCTCGAGGTGAGCGCATTCCGAAGAATATCATAGACGCTCTTACCGATGAGCGCATACAAAAATATGCTTTTAACGCACAGTTTGAGCGTATTTGCATATCTCGCTTCTTGGGCTATCCCGTAGGCGAGTATTTAAGTCCCGATTCGTGGTTCTGCACGATGGTGTGGGCGGCAACCCTCGGTCTGCCTCTTTCGCTTGAAAAGGTAGGCGCAGTTCTCGGTCTTGAAAAGCAAAAGCTATCGACCGGCAAAGAACTCATCCGTTATTTCTGTAAGCCGTGTGAGGCTACCATCGCCAATGGCGGTCGCACCCGCAATTATCCTCATCACGCTTACGATAAGTGGGAGGATTTTAAGACCTACAATAAGCGTGACGTTGAAACTGAGATGTTGATTCAAAAGCGCCTTGCTTGCTTTCCCGTATCCGACGAGGAGTGGGAGAATTATCATCTCGACCAACGCATCAACGATTATGGCATTGCCCTCGATATGGATTTCGTAGAACACGCCATATCCTGCGATGCCGTTACAACCGATAGAAAAACCGAACGTGCAAGAGCTTTGACTGGCATCAACAACCCCAACTCCGCACAACAACTCAAGGCTTGGCTTGTCGAACAAGGACAGACTGTTGAGTCCCTTTCCAAGGCAGACGTGGCAAGGCTTCTCAAGGATGCTACGGGCAATGTCGAAGAAATCTTAAAGCTCCGCCAAGAACTCGCAAAATCAAGCGTAAAAAAGTATATCGCAATGCGGACGGTAGTCAACACCGATAGCCGTGCGAGGGGGCTGATACAGTTTTACGGTGCAGCAAGAACCGGGCGCTTCTCCGGCAGAAATATTCAAGTTCAGAATTTGCCCCAAAATCACCTTGATGACCTGCCGAGGGCAAGAGAGCTTGTGCGCCACGATGACTACGCAGGTATAGAGGACTCTTACGGCAACATTCCCAACGTACTCTCCGAGCTTATCCGTACCGCTTTTATACCCAAGGCGGGACACAGATTTATAGTTTCCGACTTTTCCGCTATCGAGGCGAGGGTGCTTGCTTGGTACGCAAACGAGTCGTGGCGTATTGAGGTATTCGAGCGCGGAGGAGATATTTATTGTGCTTCCGCATCGCAGATGTTCAAAGTCCCCGTTGAGAAAAACGGCGTGAACGGGCATCTCCGCCAGAAAGGTAAAATCGCAGAACTTGCACTTGGCTACGGCGGCTCTGTCGGCGCACTCAAGGCAATGGGCGCGGTGGCTATGGGTATTCCCGAAGAAGAACTCAAAGGGCTTGTTACCGCTTGGCGTGGCGCAAACCCTAACATCACGAAATTTTGGTGGGCAGTAGATCGAGCCGTGAAATATACGGTGTCCACCAAACAGCCGTACAAGTGCTATGGCCTTACCTTTACATACGAAAAAGGCATCCTTTTCATAGCCCTTCCCTCGGGCAGAAGGCTTGCGTATGTACGCCCCCGTATGGGAGTTAATGGTTTCGGCAGTGACTGCGTTACTTATGAGGGCGTTGGCGCGGCAAAGAAGTGGGAGCGCATCGAGAGCTATGGTCCCAAGTTCGTGGAGAATATTGTGCAGGCTACGGCAAGAGATCTTCTTGTTGAAGCAATGCAAAGGCTCTATAAGCTCGGCTTCCATATTACGATGCACGTTCACGATGAAGTGGTGCTTGAAGTACCGATTGGCGTGTCAAATGTAAAGGAATGTTGTCAAATTATGTCGATTAACCCCGAGTGGGCGGTCGGCTTACCGCTAAACGCAGACGGATACGAATGCGAATTTTACAAGAAGGAGTAATGCTTTATGATAAACCCCTTTAGAGGTTACGTAAAAACAAATAACAAGCAGCCGTGTCAAAAATTCGGCAACGGCGAGCCTCTTCTTACCCTTGATGAGGTGAGTGCTTGCGAAGAATATGCAGGCATATTAAACGGCGATTTCACGGTTAAGGATGTGGATGACGGCGCAGAGGCGGAGCGTGTGTATGCGCTTGTTTGCGACCTTGACCTCAACTGCCGTATTTATAAAACCACAAGAGGTCTTCACTTTATGTTTAAGGCTAGTGAGTGGTGCAAAAAGGGCGTGGTTAAGGCTACCGACGCATTCGGCTTTTCCTTTGATGTTCGCACAGGCAGAAATATGTATGTGGTTCTGAAAAGCAAAGGCAAGCTCCGTGAAATTATCCGTGATTTCGATGAAAGCAAACCGCTGACCCCGTATCCTAAATTCTTCTCTCCCGTGAAGGGGTCGCAGAAGTTTACGGATATGGGCGACGGGGATGGCAGAAACGGGGCGCTTTTCAAGCATTCCGCTTTGCTTCTTCGTAGCGGATTTACGCCTACCGAGGTCAAAACTATCCTTTATCAAATCAATAAATACGCCTTTGCCGAGCCTCTTTCCGACGAGGAGATGCAGAAGATTACAAGGCGTGATGCCCTTGAAAACTATGCCGTAAATTCAGCCGAGGAGGACTTCGGCACACCCTTGCGTCCCAAGGCTTATAACGATACCGCTATGGCAGAGCTTTTCGTTCACGAATATAGCGGTGAGGTCAGATACAACCCCTCGACAGGTTGGCTTGTATGGACGGGCAAACGCTGGGAGGTGTCCGAACTGAAGGCGCAGCAGAGGTATATCGAGTTCGTAAAGAAGGTACTTGAATTCGCAAAACAGGCGGTCAAGTTTGCATACTCGACCCTTGGCGATGATGCTATGGAAAAAGGCGAATCCGAAGCAAACAAGGACAATAACGCAGAAGTCAAAGAAGCTCTCGCCTTTTATAAATTCGCAAACAAAATGTGCGACAACGGCAAAATCACCGCCGTTATGAATGTTGCAAAGAGCTTCTTGGAAGTCCCCATTGAAAAACTTGATGCGAGTCCCTTCGAGCTTAACACTCCCGCAGGCATTATCGACCTTAAGACGGGGGTGGTTTATGCACACAAACCCGACTCCTTCTGTACCAAGATGACAAGCGTTGCACCTTCAAGCACGGGGCGTGAGATGTGGGAGGAGTGTCTGGATATGGTTTGCCAAGGCGATGCCGAGTTCAAGACCTTTTTGCAGACCTCTGCGGGAGCTATTGCCATAGGCAAAGTATATCACGAAGCCCTTATTATCGCATTCGGCAGTGGCGCAAACGGAAAAAGCACCGTTTTCAATACCATTTATGAGGTTCTCGGTGATTACGCTGGAAAAATCCCGGCGGAAGCACTTACCACAAGGGCTAAAAACGCAAAAGTGGATCTTGCCGAGCTTCTTGGAAAGAGGTTCATCCTTGCCTCCGAAACCGAGGAGGGACAGAGGCTTTCCACAAGTATGCTCAAGCAGATAGCAAGCGTCGACTCCATTACGGGCGAGAAGAAATATCACGACCCGTTTACCTTTACTCCCACGCATACCACAGTTCTTTATACGAACCACCTTCCGAGGGTCGGCAGCAACGACAAAGGAACGTGGCGCAGACTCGTTATTGCACCCTTTAACGCCAACATCAAGAACCCCAAGCCGAACTTTGGTGAGGAGCTTCTTATGAATGCAAGCGGAGCCGTGTTGCAGTGGATTATTGACGGCGCACGGATGTTTATCGAGGGCGGCTATAAGCTCCCCGAAAGCGAAATGGTCAAAGGAGCTATCAGCAAATATCGTGATGAAAACGACTGGCTTGGTACCTTCCTTGATGAGTGCTGTATTGTCGGTGAGCTTGAAAAGGCGCAAGGTGGCGCTTTATATAAGGCATATCGTGCGTGGGCAACCGAAACAGGCGAATACGTGCGTTGCAATCGTGACTTTGCGGAGGCTTTGCGTGTCGTGGGATTTACGACGCAAAGAACGAAAACGGGTATGGTTTGGAGCGGGCTTTCCTTATCTCCAAATAGGTCTGTCGGAACGACTGCCGAAGAGGACTTTTTGAAGTGATTTTTGGGGTTGGTGTAGGATGGTGAAAGGTCATATGTAAATTTTACTTAAGAAATCATAAAAGAGTGAAATTATAAAAGTTTTCCTATGTATGATACATATCCTTCACCACCTTCAAATCGAGGTGGAAAAATGCAAGAAAAGACGATAGAAAGCAAACTAAAAAAGGCAGTTTTGAATCGTGGTGGTCTGTGTGTGAAGTTCGTGTCCCCGTCGTTTGCGGGTGTGCCTGATAGGATTATTCTCTTACCGAGTGGCAAATTCGCATTCGTGGAAACAAAGGCACCGGGCGAGGAGATGCGCCCACTGCAAAAGCGGCGCAAACGGCAACTGGAAGCACTGGGCTTTAAGGTTTACTGCTTGGATAAAACAGAAAAGATAGGAGATTTACTTGATGAAATACAAGGCTCATAAATACCAAGAATATGCGACCAAGTTTATCGAGGAAAACGATGAAGTGGCGGTTTTCCTTGAATGCGGACTTGGCAAAAGCGTTATTACTCTTACCGCTATCAAAAATCTCATCGCAAGCGGTGAGGTTAGACGGGTGCTTGTGGTTGCGCCTCTGCGTGTCGGCAAAACCACGTGGCCTGAAGAAATCGGCAAGTGGGACCACTTAAAAGGGCTTACCTATGCCGTGGCTATCGGAAGCGTAGCGGAAAGGCGCAAAGCACTCGCTGCCGATGCGGATATTACGATTATTAACCGAGAAAACGTAGAGTGGCTGATTGAAAAAAGCGGTGTTCCGTTTGACTACGATATGCTTGTCATAGACGAGCTTTCTTCCTTTAAGTCATATAAGGCAAAGCGGTTCAAAGCTCTCTTGAAGGTACGACCGAAAATCTCACGGGTTGTGGGGCTTACGGGAACGCCATCAAGCAATGGACTTATGGACTTGTGGGCGGAGTTCAGGCTTCTTGACCTTGGACAGCGGCTTGGAAGATACATAACAAGGTATCGTGAAGGCTATTTTACCCCGGACAAGCGGAATGCACAGGTGGTGTTCTCCTATAAGCCCTTGCCGGGTGCGGAAGCACGCATATACGAAAAAATCGATGATATTACGATTTCGATGCGTGCTGCAGACTATCTTAAACTTCCGAGCCTTGTTTTGAACACTGTAGCGGTGGAGATGGCAGAGGCACAAAAAGAAACCTACGATAGGCTTTGCGCCGATATGGTTGTCAGCTTGGCGGATGAGGAGATTGATGCCGTCAACGCAGCCTCCCTCTCGGGCAAACTTTTGCAAATGGCAAACGGTGCCGTTTACGGCGACGGGCAAAAGGTACATCACATTCACGATGCGAAGCTCGATGCTCTTGAGGATTTAATCGAAAGCGCAAACGGCAAACCCGTTCTTGTGGCGTATTGGTTCAAACACGACCTTGTGCGTATAAAGGCGAAGTTCCCGTTTGTAAGAGAGATAAAAACCGATGAGGACATTCGAGCTTGGAACAGAGGCGAGATAGCCGTTGGTGTGATTCACCCTGCATCTGCGGGTCACGGATTGAACCTGCAAACGGGTGGTTCTACCTTGATATGGTTTGGTCTTACTTGGAGCCTTGAACTTTATCAGCAGACCAACGCACGTCTGTACCGCCAAGGGCAAAAAGAAACGGTGGTTATTCATCACATCGTAACCAAGGATACCATTGACGAGCGTGTGCTTGAGGCTCTTAAAAAGAAAGAAAAAACGCAAGATGCCTTAATTGACGCGGTAAAAGCAGAGCTTGGGAGGTAAATATGGAACATTATACTGATTTGGCAAACGCCATCATTCTTCAAGCGGTAAAGGATTATCGTAAGGCGCTGAAGACATATAAACGCCATCCGAGGTATGCGCCTGCCAAGGAAACCATAGCCGAGGTTGAGGAGTTCTTCCGTTCGGAATGGTATCGAACACTTACCGCGGTGGATGGTGAGTTGCTTATAACAAGATTACGGAGGGAGATTGATGACTGCGCATGAATATTTGAACCAAGTGTACTACTTGAACCGAAAAATCAAATACGACCTTTCGACGCTTGAAGAGTTGCGGGAGCTTTCCTGTAGCATTTCTTCTCCCTCTTGGGGTGAGAAAGTGGAAGGCACAAGGAGCTTTGAAGCCCCCTTTGTCCGAGCACTTGAGAAGATATGGGAGAAGGAAGCGAAAATAAACGAGGAGCTTGCACGGCTGAATGAGCTAAAGGATGAAATCCAAGCGGTGATCGAAGCGGTCCCCGATGTGGATGAAAGGTTCGTCCTTCTTTACCGCTATATACAAAACCTCACGTGGGACGAGATTGCCTTGGAGCTTCATCTCTCGGTAACCTCTGTGCGTAGGTTTTATAAAAGCGGGCTTACGCATATCGTAGTACCTTCCTGACAATAATATAAACGCCGAATCCCTTACTTCGACAAAAAATCCCGCATTTTTTATAAAAAAGTAAGAGATATATCGCTTTTGCTGTTGACAAATCGCTTACTTTCGGGTATAATATAAGCGATTAAAGAAAGGAGTAAGGGATTATGCGTGAATTTAACTATAATTTCCTAAAAGATAAACATTGGGACAGAGATATACTTGGATATATCGGTCTTATTCACGAGTATAAGGGTAAACAACAACTGTATTTGCAGCAGAAACCCTTTGAACTGGAAAGGCTTGTGGAGCTTGCCAAGATACAAAGTACCGAGGCATCCAACGCTATTGAGGGTATTGTTACAACCAATCAGCGCTTAAAGCGGTTGATGGATGAAAAGACGACTCCCCGCAACAGAGATGAGCAAGAAATTCTCGGCTATCGTGCCGTTCTTGAAATGGTGCATGAGAGCTTTGAGTATATGCCTATCACGGCAAACGTTATATTGCAACTTCATAAGATGCTGTATTCCTTCTTGCCGACGTCGTTTGGCGGAGTGTTCAAGACCACATCTAACGAGATTGATGAAATCAGAGCCGATGGCAGCGTGATTGTTAGATTTAGACCGCTTGAGCCGTTTGAAACGCCTGATGCGGTGGAGAGGCTTTGCAAGACCTACAATGAAATCATTGCTACGGGTGAGGTTGATCCGCTTGTTGTGATTCCTACCTTTATACACGATTTCCTTTGTATTCATCCCTTTAACGACGGCAATGGTCGTATGAGCAGAATTCTTACAACCTTGCTTCTTTATAAGAGTGGGTATGTGGTAGGTAAATATATTTCCCTTGAAAAGAAAATACACGACCATAAGGATGATTACTATGATGCCCTTCAACTAGCTTCTGAAAACTGGCACGAGGGCAAGAATGATGATACCGCATTTACAAAATATATTCTCGGGGTTATCCTTTCCGCTTACAGAGATTTTGAAGAACGCTTGGAAATCGTTTCTAGCAAAAAGACGGCAAAAGAAATGGTAAAGGAAGTGTTCGCAAAGAAGCTCGGTAAGATAACCAAGAGTGACGTGATGGAAATGTGTCCTAGCCTCAGCCGTTCTGCGGTAGAAAAAGCACTGCGAGAACTTGTGGCAGAACAGCACATTGTAAAACACGGCAACGGTCCCGCAACGTTCTATACCATCATATAAAAAACATTTTATTGCCTATCTTCGGATGGGCAATATTTTTTTGCAAAAATTAAAAAGATGGCAGAAATGAACAGGTTTGGACAGAGATGACACCCTTGCCCTTATGATATACTATAATTGCAAAAGAATACACGAGAGCCATTCACGCAAACGGAGCGTGGGTGGCTTTCTTTATACCCAAAAGGAGGTGTGAGAATGCCAAGAAGACCAAAGCGACCATGTTCCTTTCCCGGTTGTCCCAAGCTAACGGACGGGCGGTTCTGCGAGGAACACGCAAAGCAAGAAGCAAAGCGCTACGAGAAGTACGACCGAGACCCGGCTGTACGCCGTAGGTACGGCAGAGCTTGGAAACGAATCCGAGATAGTTATGTGGAGCAACACCCTTTGTGCGAGAAGTGTCTTGAAGAGGGACTGCTTGTGCCGACCGAAGAGGTGCATCACAAAGTACCGCTTGCGGAAGGTGGAACACATAGCCGTGCAAACCTTATTTCTCTTTGCAAATCCTGTCACGCAAGAATACACGCAGAGCGTGGCGACCGCTGGAACAACGCCCGGTAGGGGGAGTCAAACTCCGGGACCTATATCAGGTCAACGGGCTGGGGCTTTCGTGTGCATTTTTCCCTATTCAAACGGGGTATTAACCCTAAAAGGCACAAAAAAGCAAAAGGAGTGTAGAAAAATATGGCTAAAGACGGCACAAACCGAGGTGGGGCGCGCCCCGGAACTGGACCAAAAAAGAAGGCGCTCGTAGATAAAATCAATGAAGGTAAGACCGATGGCGCTATGATTTTGCCCGACCCTGTGGAATTTGAAGGCGCAGACGTTCCTCCCATAAAGGAATATCTCAAAGCCACGCAGAAAAACGGCAAAAATTTATGCGCCGAAGAGGTTTTTATTAGTACCTTCCAATGGCTCAAGGCGCGCGGTTGCGACAAACTTGTCAACACGCAGTTGATTGAGCAGTATGCGATGTCTGTTTCCCGTTGGATACAGTGCGAAGAGGCTATCTCCGAGTTCGGCTTCCTTGCCAAGCATCCGACCACGGGTAACGCTATCGCAAGTCCCTATGTGGCTATGAGCCGCGACTATATGAAGCAGGTCAACGCCACTTGGTTTTCCATCTTCCAGATCGTAAAGGAAAACTGCTCCGTTGAATACGACGGCGCAACTCCCCACGATGACGTGATGGAAAGATTACTATCCGCAAGGCGGAGATGAAAGGAGTAAAAAATGAGATTATTTTCAACAGAACAGATTAGCAAATATCACCCCGATAAATTCGCAGACCAAATTTCCGATGCCATCCTTACCGAGTGCCTCTCCCAAGACCAAAAGAGCCACTGCGGGATTGAAACGATGGTAAAAGATAACACCGTTGTTCTCGGCGGAGAGATTACGACCAACGCCAAAGTGGATTATGTTGAAATCGTCCGCAGGGTTGCCGCAAAGCTCGGCTACACCGTGGAATCGGTGATTAACCTTATCGGAAAGCAGTCCCACGAAATCAATGAAGCGGTAACCTCCGACACGAAAATCGGTGCGGGAGACCAAGGCATTATGTTCGGCTATGCCACGGCAGAGACCGAGAGTCAACTTCCTTTCGGATTTGACCTTGCCAATAAGGTGATTGCCGCTATTGAACACGATATCGAAACCAATCCCAACTCCCACTTTAAGGGAGATGCGAAAACGCAGGTGACGGTTGACCTTGATGCGGAACCTACCTTTGATTCCGTAAAAAGTATCGTAGTTTCGGTGTGTCATAAGGAGATGTCCGCACTTGCCGACGTCAAAGCAAGCGTTACGGCGCTCATTCAAAAAATCTTCGGTGAACACGAACTTCCCGAACTGATTATCAATCCTTCGGGTTCGTGGACTCTTGGCGGTCCCACGGCTGACTGCGGTCTTACGGGCAGAAAAATCGTGTGCGACCAATACGGCGGATACTGCGCCGTAGGCGGTGGCGCTTTCAGTGGTAAAGACCCCACAAAGGTTGACCGCAGTGCTTCTTATATGGCACGCCACCTTGCTTGCCAAATGCTCAAGCTCCACGGACTCAAGTGGTGCGAAATCCAGCTCGGATATGCTATCGGTATCGCAGAACCCGTATCCATTATCGTTAGAAACGATAAAAACCTCAACCTTGCCGATGAAATTCGCTCCGCTTACGATTTAACTCCTCTCGGCATTATCGAAAAGCTGAACCTTTATGACCGCAACTATGAAGCAATGGCAGAAGGTTGTCATTATCGGGAGGCAATTTTATGAGTAAAACCACAACCGATATGAAGCTTGTACATATTGACAAGCTCGTTCCTTACGTAAACAACGCCCGAACCCACTCCCCGGAGCAGATAAACAAGCTCCGTTCAAGCCTTCGTGAGTTCGGCTTCATCAATCCCGTTATTATTGACCGTGACTTTGGTATTATCGCAGGTCACGGGCGTGTGATGGCGGCGCGAGAAGAAGGCATCAGCGAAGTTCCGTGCGTTTTTGTTGACCATCTGACCGAGGCGCAAAAGAAAGCCTACATCATTGCGGACAACCGTATGGCGCTTGACGCAGGGTGGGATGAAGCCCTCTTAAAGGTTGAAATCGAGGCTTTGCAGGCAGAGGCTTTTGATATTTCGCTCACCGGCTTTGGTGAAGACGAGATTGCCGACCTCTTTGGCAAGGACGCGGGAGATGTGGAAGATGACGACTTCGACCTTACCGCAGCCCTTGAAAAAGCCGCCTTCGTGGAAAAAGGCGATGTCTGGGTAGTTGGCAGACACAGGCTTGTTTGCGGTGATGCCACAAACGCCGATGACGTTGCAACTCTTATGGACGGCAAGCGAGCCAACCTTATCGTGACCGACCCTCCCTATGGCGTGTCCTTTAAGAGTACAAGCGGGTTGACCATTCAAAACGACAGTATGAAGGACGAGGAATTTTACAATTTCCTTTATAAATCCTTTGAAAATATGGTGGCGCATACCGAAAACGGCGGCTCTGCTTACGTCTTCCACGCAGACACGGAGGGCTTGACCTTCCGCCGCGCCTTTATCGATGCAGGATTCCATCTCGCTGGCGTTTGCATATGGTCAAAAAACAGCCTCGTTCTTGGGCGCTCGGACTATCAGTGGCAACACGAACCCGTGCTTTATGGTTTCCTTAAAAACGGTAAGCATAGGTGGTATTCCGACCGCAAGCAAACGACCATTTGGAACTTTAACAAGCCCAAGCGTAACGAAAATCATCCCACAAGCAAACCGCTTGATTTGCTTTCGTACCCGATCCGCAACTCCTCGCAGGAGAACGCAATCGTAATTGACACCTTTGGCGGTTCAGGCTCTACGCTTATGGCGTGCGAGATGACAAACCGCATCTGTTATACGATGGAGCTTGATGAAAAATATGCTTCCGTCATTCTCCGCCGTTATGTAGAGGATACGAGGGATGCCGATAGCGTTTATGTTTTGCGTAAGGGTGAGCGTATCCCGTATAAAGAGCTTGTAAAAGAAGTGGAGGTAAGACATGGAAAATCTTAAACTCGGCAGCTTGTTTGACGGCTCTGGCGGCTTTCCTCTTGGTGGTATGCTTGCGGGCATCACTCCCGTATGGGCATCGGAGGTCGAGCCTTTTGCCGTAAGAGTTACAACAAAGCGCATACCTTTTATGAAACACTACGGAGATATATCCGCTATGGACGGTGGCAAGATTGAACCCGTAGATATTATAACTTTCGGCTCACCCTGTCAGGATATGTCAGTGGCGGGCAAACGAAACGGACTTGACGGCGCAAGGTCATCTCTGTTTTACGAAGCTGTCCGCATCATTAAAGAAATGAGGAGTGCAACAAATGGAAAATATCCAAGATACATCGTATGGGAGAACGTGCCGGGCGCATTCTCCTCTAACGGAGGACAAGACTTCAAAGCAGTCCTCGAATCGGTCATCGGCGTCGTCGAAGAGAATGCCGAGGTGCCTGCGCCTGACCAAGGGGGATGGCCTTACGCCGACCTCTACTTGGGAGACGGATGGAGCGTGGCGTACCGAGTTCTCGACGCTCAATTTTGGGGAGTCCCCCAACGAAGACGCCGCATCTTTCTTGTCGCAGATTTTGCAGGCGGGAGTGCCGGAGACATACTATTTAAGTCCGAGGGCTTGTCAAGGTATTCTGCGGAGGGCTTCCGTGCGTGGCAAAGAGCTACCAACGATATTGAAGGTGGCGCTGGAACGTCAGGCATCGGCATTGACGGCTACAACGCAGACCTAACAGGCGATAAAGCCGCAACGCTCGGTGTCAACTGTGGAATGTCCACGGGACGCAACGGCGTGGTGCTGAACGACCAAGGTGGCAATCGTATGGATGTTACCGACGAGGTAACGTGTACGCTCCGAGCAGAGGCGCATCATCCGCCTTGCGTAGTGGAGAGTGCGGGATTTTGCACCGAGCATTCTGCCAAGAGCCGTAGCATCGGCTATGAGGAAGAGTGTGCGCCTACGCTTCGTAGTGGTGTAGTCCCTGCGACCATAGCTCTTGAAAACCATCCCGCTGACGGCAGAGTTAAGCTCGAAGAGGAAGACAAGATACAGACCCTTACTTCCCGTATGGGAACGGGCGGAAACAATGTCCCTCTTGTTATGAAAATCCGTAGCGGGTGTGAGGGCGGTGGCAAAGGTGCCTTGATACAGACAGACAAATCGGCAACCCTTGCTTGCAACAACGACCAGACGGTATTCGTGCCTTCCACTTGGGATGGAAAGCAGGTTGCGCCTACGCTCACAAAGCAAAACGCAGGCGGCAATCAGCGTATGCCCGATAAGGACAACTTCAACTGCGTACTTCAGCCCTTCGGCATCTGTTCCAAGGACTCTAACGCAATGAAATCTCCCAATCCCCATAGCGGAATTTATAAAGCGGACACCTCCCGCACCCTTGACGGCAACGGTGGTAATCCCTCTTGCAATCAAGGCGGCATTGCGGTGGTATGCGTAGACCAAGGCGGTGGCAAATCCGCTTGTAACGTCAGTGAGGAAACTTCTCCCACATTGACTTGCACCCACGGCGGCGAACCTGCCGTTTGCGTAAAAAGCGGGACCTTCGTTATTGAGGGCAACGGCGCACGCCCTTCCCACCAAGGGGATGGGTACAAGGAATCCGATGTGATGTACACGCTGAACACGGTTGACCGCCACGCCGTTCACGTTTACGCAATGACCACAGGCAGTTTTACGCAAATCGAAGAGGAAAAGTCGCCAACGCTTATGGCACGGGATTTCAAAGACCCAAACGCTGTCTGTTACGGCATCGGCAGAGACGCTTTTAATCAAGGCAAGAACGCACAGTTTACACCGAGTGTCCGCAAGGAGAGCCAACCGACTCTTGTTGCAAAAGGACCGGGCGCTGTGGCGCATCCTTACGGATTTGATCCGTCTGCCACCCGTGACCTTGGGCAGTATTTCCTTGAGGATTGTGGCAATACTCTCGTTAACGGAACTTGCCCCGGACACCATAACGGCGTGATGGATTCTAGCTACACAGTTCGCAGGCTCACTCCTACGGAGTGTGCAAGGCTGCAAGGCTTCTCGGACCATTGGTGCAAGAACCTCGAAACACCGAATCCTAGTGACGAAGAAGTAGCTTTTTGGGTAGAGGTTTGGAATACATACAGTCGCATCGTCGGCACGTGCAAACCCAAGACCGAAAAGCAGGTGCGTAAATGGCTAGCGTCCCCGCATTCCGACTCTGCAGAATATAAACTTTGGGGCAACGGTGTGGCGCTTCCGTGCGTATTTTTCGTGCTTGCGGGCATTGTGTACTATACACATAATGAGCCTTAAAAAATCGTATCATTTTCTCCCGAAAAGATGTCGAAAATGACTGGATATATATCTGTTTTAGAGGTAATATGTGAGTACCAAAAAACAAAGGAGGTCATTTTATGACAATCACAATCAACGCCCAAGGCGCAGAACGCAAGCGCCTCGTTAACACCATCGCAGCGTGGCTCGGAGAGGATGCACACTACTGCGGCGCGCCCACATTCGCATACGAAATCGACCGCTTCACCGTTGATAAAAACGGAAGCCTCACTTTCAGCGACCTTATTGACAGCGAAGTGGTCGAGCGTTTGCTTGAACACATCTACGATGAGGGCTTTGACATCGACCAAAGCCACACCGAGGACGATGAACCCGCAGACAACGTTGTGGGGGATGTTACGGGAATTAGCATTCAGCTTCCCGCATCGCAGTTCACGGAAGCCACACTTGCAAACCTGCAAGCCATCATCGATGCCAAAGGCGCTCTTATCAAGAAAGCGCTCAAGGCGGAGGTGCTTCCCATCAACAAGGTGGGAGACCGCATTGAATTCCCTTGGTTCAGACCCTACGCCGATCCGCAAGAGGTGCAAGCGTATATGCATTTTATTACTGCACTTTGCGAGATGGCACGGACGCAAAAGCGTGTAACCGCAAAGGAAAAAGCGGTGGATAACGAAAAATACGCCTTCCGCTGCTTCCTTTTGCGCCTCGGCTTTATCGGCGAAGAATACAAAGCGGAACGCAAAATCCTGCTCCGCCATCTTGAAGGCTCTTCCGCTTTCAAAACCGCAAAGGAGGTAAAAGCATAATGTTTGGAATCAGCAAGGAAGCACTCGAAAGACTCCGCCGTGAATATCCCACAGGATGCCGTGTGGAGCTTACCAAAATGAACGATCCTTATAGAACCGACCTTGTTCCCGGTTGCAAAGGCACTGTAAAAGGCATTGATGACACAGGCACAATTCACGTGCGTTGGGACATCGGCTCAAGCCTTGGTGTGATATACGGAGAGGACGCTTGCAAAAAGCTCGATGCGGTTACCATTACCTGCTACAGCACGACCGAGGTGTGGGATAGCCGAGCCGACGCTATCAAGTTCTACCTTGAGGGAATGACCGCCTGCGAAGGCGCAGAGCGTGACCGCTATACGAATATTTATCTTCAGCTTCTTGAGGGGCGCACGGTTTGCGAGGACAAGAGCGATGATGACTGATAAGGTAAAAGAGCAAATCCTCGCAATAAGAGCTACGGGTCTTACGAATATGTTTGACACCATTATGGTGCAGCGCCTTGCCAACGATATGAACTACTATGAGCTTGTGATTTTCATTGAAGAAAACCGCAAAGAGTATGTACATTTTATCCTTACAGGCGAGGGCTAAAACAGCCGTAATTTACACAATAAAACCTCCGAAAAATTGTGTAATATATATCTCGAAAATGACTGGATATATATCGATTAGTATGGTAATATGTGTACAACAAAAGAAACGGAGGACAACCCAAATGACAACCTACAAAGCATTCAAAAAGCAGGTCGCAAACATCGAAACGCAAAACGACCTCATCGACGCACACATCGCAATTTGCCAAGCCTACAGTGCTTACAAAATTAGCCACGCAGAGTTCACCGAGCTTTGCACCGACATGAGAGCCAAGAGAATCGAGAAGAAGATTTCTTGGGGCGCAAGCATTTAAGGAGGGCGAAACGATGAAGGACATTTTCACAACGATAGAACACCTTGCGTTGGAAACCAATTCAGGCTACGGCGCTGTAGTCAGATACGGCGACCGAGTATTCCACACGGATATGAAGTGGAACGGCGGGTTCTTTGCCCACGTTTACGAGTTCATTGATGACCCCGAAGAAACAGGCCTCGGAGATATCGAGTGCCGCCTTTCCCTGATTGCGGAAGCCAAAGAGAGCTTTGAAGATAGCGGACACGCAATCGAGTGGTGCTTAAAGCAAAAATAACGCAAAAAGGAGACAAAATATGAAAACGAACAGAATTTACGCAGTTTGCGAAAAAACAGTGATTGAACTTGCCTTTGAAAAGGCGCTGGATTACCCCGATGAGGTTTGGCTTCGACTTTGCCAAAAGCATCACCCCGACGAAAAAATCCAAAAGGTCTACGACGCCAAAACGCATCACCTTTGCAAATACTGCGGCAACGTAGCCAAAGGCAAGGACGCGGATGTGCTTTGCGAGGATTGCCGAGAGCTTTTCGGTCACGCCTTCTTTACAGAGCTTTAAGACCTACTACAACAACATATCCCTTGGATTGAGCCGTGAGGCTCTTTCCTCGTTACAGCCGATGGGCTGTTTTTTTATTGCAAAAAGGAGGTAGCCACCATAGCAACGAAAAAATATAAGCCGACAAAATTTAAGGCAAAAGACTCCCGCTACGACAAAGAGGCTGCTGACTATGCCGTAAATTTTATAGAGTGCCTATGCCATACCAAAGGCACATGGGCGGGTAAAAAGTTCAAGCTCCTTGATTGGCAAGAACGGATTATCCGTGACCTTTTCGGTATCCTGAAGCCAAACGGCTACAGACAGTTCAACACCGCCTACATCGAAATACCAAAGAAAATGGGCAAATCCGAGCTTGCGGCTGCGGTTGCCCTTTTATTATGCTGTGGCGACGGTGAGGAACGAGCAGAAGTTTACGGCTGCGCCGCAGACCGTCAACAAGCCTCTATCGTTTTCGAGGTTGCTGCCGATATGGTGCGTATGTGTCCCGCGCTTGCAAAGCGTGTAAAAATACTCACGGCGGCAAAAAGAATACAGTTCTTACCCACAAACAGTTTTTATCAGGTTCTCTCGGCAGAAGCCTATTCCAAACACGGCTTTAATATCCACGGCGTTGTGTTCGATGAGCTTCATACGCAACCGAACAGAAAGCTCTTTGACGTTATGACAAAGGGTTCGGGTGATGCCCGTATGCAACCTTTGTATTTCCTTATAACCACTGCGGGAACGGACACAAAGTCCATCTGCTACGAAACCCATCAAAAGGCAAAAGATATTCTCGAAGGCAGAAAAATCGACCCAACTTTCTATCCCGTCATATACGGCGCAGACGAGGAGGACGATTGGACAGATCCGAAAGTGTGGAAAAAAGCCAACCCTTCCCTCGGGGTAACGGTGGATATTGAAAAAGTACGCACCGCCTGTGAGTCCGCAAAGCAGAACCCGGCAGAAGAAAACTCCTTCCGTCAGTTGCGCCTAAATCAATGGGTGAAGCAAGCGGTAAGGTGGATGCCGATGGAAAAGTGGGACAAATGCGCCTTTGCTGTAAGCGAAGATGAGCTTGAAGGGCGTGTTTGTTACGGCGGGCTTGACCTTTCATCGACTACGGATATTACGGCATTCGTGCTTGTGTTTCCGCCTACGGATGAGGATGACAGATTTGTGGTTCTCCCGTATTTTTGGATTCCCGAGGATTGCCTCGATGTCCGTGTGAGGCGCGACCACGTGCCGTATGATTTGTGGGAGCGTCAAGAATATTTACAAACGACCGAAGGCAATGTTATCCATTACGGATACATTGAAAAATTTATAGAACGGCTCGGAGAAAAATACAACATCCGAGAGATTGCCTTTGACCGATGGGGTGCGGTACAGATGGTACAGAACCTTGAAGGTATGGGCTTTACCGTTGTTCCCTTTGGGCAGGGCTTTAAGGATATGAGTCCGCCTACCAAAGAGCTTATGACCCTCGTTCTGGGCGAGAAGATTGCCCACGGCGGTCATCCCGTCCTTCGGTGGATGATGGATAACATTTATATACGAACCGACCCTGCGGGAAATATAAAACCCGACAAGGAAAAGTCTACGGAAAAGATAGACGGAGCCGTTGCAACCATTATGGCGCTTGACCGCGCAATCCGTTGTGGCAACGATTCAAGTGCTAGCGTCTACGATAATCGTGGGCTTTTGTTTATTTAAGGAGGATTGACAATGGGACTTTTTTCAGGACTGTTCCGTTCACGGGATAAGCCTACAAACAAAACGGCAGGCAGTTCCTATGCCTTTTATATGGGAGGTAGCACGGCAGGAAAACCCGTTACTGAGCGTTCTGCGATGCAGATGACGGCGGTGTATTCCTGTGTGCGTATCCTTGCGGAGGCAATAGCGGGATTGCCACTGCATTTATACCGATACAAAGAGGATGGCAGCAAAGAAAAAGCCGTAGACCATCCGCTATATTTACTGCTTCACGACGAGCCGAACCCCGAAATGTCAAGTTTTGTTTTCAGGGAGACGCTTATGACGCACCTTTTGCTTTGGGGTAATGCGTATGCGCAAATTATCCGAAACGGTAAAGGTGAGGTCGTGGCGCTTTATCCTTTGATGCCGAACAAGATGTCGGTTGACCGAGATGAGAACGGAAAACTGTATTACACCTACACCCGTTCCACAGAGGAAGCGCCTACGATGGAAAACGGCTCGGTTACCTTAAAACCGAGTGACGTTCTGCATATTCCCGGACTTGGCTTTGACGGGCTTGTCGGATATAGTCCCATAGCAATGGCAAAGAACGCTATCGGTATGGCTATCGCCTGCGAAGAGTATGGTGCCAAGTTCTTTGCCAACGGCGCTGCGCCAAGCGGTGTGCTTGAACACCCCGGCACTATCAAAGACCCCGGCAGAGTCCGTGAGGCTTGGCAGAGTCAGTTTGGCGGAAGCGGTAACTCGGGTAAGGTTGCCGTGCTTGAAGAAGGTATGAAATATACGCCTATTTCTATCTCTCCCGACCAAGCACAGTTCCTTGAAACCCGCAAATTCCAAATTAACGAAATTGCTCGTATTTTTAGAGTCCCGCCCCATATGGTAGGCGACCTTGAAAAGTCGAGCTTTTCTAATATAGAGCAGCAGTCCTTGGAATTCGTAAAATACACGCTCGACCCTTGGGTCATACGTTGGGAGCAATCCCTCGCAAGAGCGCTATTCTCTCAAGACGAAAAGAAGGCATATTTTGTGAAGTTCAACCTTGAAGGTCTGCTTCGCGGTGATTACGTAAGCCGTATGAACGGCTACTCCATCGCAAGGCAGAATGGTTGGATGAGCGCAAACGATATCCGTGAGCTTGAGAACCTTGACAGAATTCCCGCCGAAGAGGGCGGCGACCTCTATCTTATCAACGGCAATATGCTCCCCCTTGGGAACGCGGGAGCCTTTGCAAATATAACACCAAATAACGACAAGGAGGAAAATTCCGATGAAGAAACCCAAAGCACAGAAGTTTTGGAAGTGGAGGAACGAAGCGGAAAGCGAATCACCCGCAACCGAAAGAGTCCTTGAACTTTACGGAACGATAGCCGAGGAAAGTTGGTTTGACGATGACGTCACACCGCAAATGTTCAGAGATGAGCTTTTTGCGGGTAATGGAGATGTGGTCGTTTGGATTAACTCTCCGGGAGGCGATTGTGTGGCGGCGAGTCAGATTTATTCGATGCTGATGGACTATAAGGGCAACGTCACTGTCAAGATTGACGGCATTGCGGCATCTGCTGCATCTGTCATTGCGATGGCAGGAACGAAGGTGCTTATGGCTCCTACGGCGCTGATGATGATTCACAACCCTGCGACTATGGCCTTTGGCGACCACGAAGATATGCAAAAAGCCATAGATATGCTTGCGGAGGTCAAGGAATCCATTATTAACGCCTACGAAATCAAGACAAATCTCTCTCGCGCAAAGCTCTCGCACCTTATGGATTCTGAAACTTGGATGAACGCAAATAAAGCTATCGAACTCGGCTTTGCTGATGATGTCCTTACGGATGAGAAGTTGGCTGTCGAAGTTCCTGCTTATGCGTTTTCAGGCAAAGAAGTCGCAAACAGGCTATACAACAAAATCGCTGCCAAAGCGAACCCCGCACCCAAAACTACCGAACCTACGGCTGAAGAGCCGACCACACCCCAAGGTCGTTCCTACGATGAACTTATGGAACGCCTCAACCTTATGAAATATTAAAATTTGGAGGATTTATTATGACTATCAACGAACTGCGCACCAAGCGCGCAAAAGCGTGGGAGTCTGCCAAGGCATTCCTTGACTCTCACAGAAACGACAAGGGCGTTCTCTCTGCCGAGGATGACGCTACTTATGCACGTATGGAGAACGATATCACCGAACTCGGCAAGGAAATCGCAAGAATGGAGCGCCTTGAGGCTATGGATGCAGAGATGTCCAAGCCCGTAAGCACTCCTATCATCGAGAAGCCCGAGGCCACCAAGGTGGAAACCAAGGTCGGTAGAGCTACCGAGGATTACAAAAAGGCTTTCTGGAATCACGCAAGAAAGCGTGACTCTTACGAAGTCCGCAACGCACTTCAGATCGGCACGGATTCCGAGGGTGGTTATCTTGTTCCCGACACCTTCGAGAGAACCCTTATCTCCGCACTTGAAGCTGAAAACGTAATCCGTAAGCACGCTCACGTATTTACGACTTCTCACGGCTCTCACAAAATCCCTGTTGTATCCACCCGTGGCACTGCGGCTTGGGTTGACGAGGAAGGACAGATTCCCGAGAGCGATGACGCATTCGGTCAGCAGCTCATCGGCGCTCACAAGGTAGCAACCCTTATCAAGGTTTCCGAGGAGCTTCTCAACGACTCCGCTTTTGACCTTGAGGGCTATTTCACTACCGAGTTTGCCCGTCGTATCGGCAACGCAGAGGAGGCGGCATTCATCTCCGGCAACGGTACCGGCAAGCCTACCGGCATCCTCGCAGATGTTGGCGGCGCTGAAATCGGTGTAACCACTGCATCCGAAACCGACATCACCGCAGATGAGCTTATTGACCTTTTCTATTCCCTCAAGTCGCCTTATCGCAAGAAGGCTATTTGGGTACTCAACGATAGCACCATCAAGGCTATCCGCAAGCTCAAGGATAAGAATGGTCAGTACCTCTGGCAGCCCGCACTCCGTGATGGTGAGTATGACACCATTCTCGGCAAGCGTATCTTCACTTCGCCTTACGCTCCTACCGTTGGCGCAGGTGCAAAGACCATCGCATTCGGTGACTTCTCCTACTACTGGATTGGTGACCGTCAGGGTGTGTCCTTCAAGCGCCTCAACGAGCGTTATGCCGACACGGGTCAGGTTGGCTTTATTGCTACCAAGCGCGTGGACGCAAAGCTCATTCTTCCCGAAGCCATCAAGGTGCTTCAGCAGAAAGGCACTGCAACCGAGTGATAAAAGGAGGCTGGAACGATGGATGATTTACTGATTCGTGTAAAAAGAAACCTTAATCTCGAACACGATGCGGACGACAATATCGTTACAGCCTTCATTCTTTCTGCCATCGCCTATGCCGAGGGTTATCAGCATCTCCCGGCGGGAACTTATACCGAAAAACCTATGTCCGAGGTCACAAAGCAAGGAGTAACAATGCTTGCTACACATTTTTATGAGTCACGTGACGGCGGCACAGGCGGGTTCTTTGCGGATAACCCTCAAGCATCAAAGCAGTCGTGGGATACAATCCATACGCTTTTACGCATCGATAGAGATTGGAAGGTGTGATATGAGTATCGGAAAAATGAATACCATAATCGACATCGGGATTTTCAAAAACATCAAGGATGCGGAGGGGTTTGCTACTTCCGTTTATGAAGGCGTTGCCTCTGTTCGTGCCTACCGAGAAGGACGGCACGGCTCACAGAGGTGGGCAAACCTTGCCGCTTTCAGCGATGCAACCGACCTTTTCCGCATCCGCACAATTCCCGGCATTAAAATTACAACCGACCACATTCTTTATTGTGGCGGAGAAAAATATGACATTATTTCGGTCGAAGACGTGCGTGGGCGCGGGATGTACCTTGAAGTGATGGCAAGAAAGGTGGTGGCTACCCGTGGCTAAAGCAGAAATCCAAATGCCCGACGAGTTTTTGAAGAAACTTTCGACCTTGGGCAAGAAAACAGACGAGATTGTCGAGAGCGTCCTTGAGGCAGGCGGTGAGGTGGTGCTTGCGAAAGTCAAAAGCACCCTTGCATCTGTTGTCGGCAAGGACACAAAAGTTCGCTCCCGTTCTACGGGTGAACTTGAACGCTCCCTTGGTATGACAAGCGCAAGAGTGGACAGGAACGGCAATCACAATATAAAAATTGGTTTTGCAGAACCCCGTTCCGATGGTGAAAGCAATGCGAAAATTGCTAATATCCTCGAATATGGAAGGCACGGTCAGCCAGCAAAGCCTTTTTTGAAGCCTGCAAAAACCGCATCTAAAAGTGCGTGTGAGGCGGCTATGGCACGAAAGTTTGAAGAGGAGGTCAAAAAAATATGAGCATCCTTGCAAATATCAATACGGCGCTCACACCCCTTGGCATACCCATTGAAACGGGTGTCTTTAGTGAGGTTGCGCCCGACAAGTATATTGTCATCGTACCTCTTAACGATTCTTTTGGCGTAAACGCAGACAATGCGCCTACGTATGACGTGCAAGAAGCACGAATTTCTCTTTATTGTAAGGGCAACTACGGTGCAGACAAAAACAGAATAATCCGCGCACTGCTTTCGGCGGACTTGACCATAACAAGCAGACAGTATATCGGCTATGAAAACGATACGGGCTACCACCATTATGTGGTTGACGTAGCCAATCATTATGAAATGGAGGATATTTAACCTATGGCAACTATAGGACTCGACAAACTGTACTACGCCAAGATTACGGAAGACGCAAACGGCAACGAAACCTATGCGACTCCGACTTCCTTGGCAAAAGCAATGACCGCAGACCTTTCTGTGGAACTTTCCGAAGCAACGCTTTATGCCGATGACGGTGCCGCTGAAATCGTGAAGGAGTTTAAGAGTGGCACTCTTTCCCTTGGCATTGACGAGCTTGGCGCTGCGGTAGCATCCGACCTCACAGGTGCGGTGATTGATGCAAACGGCGTTATCGTTTCGACTTCCGAGGATGGTGGCGCTCCCGTGGCTATCGGCTTCCGTGCAAAGAAAGCTAACGGCAAGTACAAGTATTATTGGCTTTACCGCGTAAAATTCGGTATTCCCGCTACCAACCTTGCTACCAAGGGCGATAGCATCACTTTCTCTACTCCTACCATCGAAGGCACGATTCTTTGTCGTAACAAGGTGGACGGCAAGGGCAAGCACCCGTGGAAGGCAGAGGTCACCGAGGGTGATACTACTGTTTCCGCAACCACAATCAGCAATTGGTATAAGGAGGTCTATGAGCCTTCGTATACCGCACCCGCAAACGAAGGAGGTAACGACTAATGACTACGGATCGTACTACCAATATCACCATTGGCGGTGATGAATACACCCTTGTTCTCACCACCAAGGCTACCAAGGAAATCGCAGGTCGTTACGGCGGTCTTGAGAACCTTGGCGACAAGCTGATGAAGAGTGAGAATTTTGAGATGGCGATTGGCGAAATCGTATGGCTTATTACGCTTCTCGCAAATCAGTCCATCCTTATTTTCAACCTTAAAAACAGAGACAATCCGAAGCCTCTGCTTACCGAGGAGGAGGTAGAAATTCTTACCGTTCCTTCCGAACTCGCAACCTATAAGGAGGCTATTACCGAGGCTCTTTATAAGGGTACGAAGCGCAATGTAGAAAGCGAGGCAGACCCAAAAAACGCGGCGGTCGAGTAAGTGACGAAGAGTTATTTACTCGGCTTCTTTATTACGGCATAGCCCATCTCCATCTGACCATAGAGGAGGTGGCGCTTTTGCCGTTTGGTTTGCTTCTTGACCTTTGGGAGTGCCATAAACAGTTCTCGGGCATTTCCAAGCCTAAACGTGAGCATTTCATCGATGACATCATTCCCGATGGAGTGTAGCCACAGAATGCTAGACGAAGGAGGTGGTGCAAGTGGCAGATAAATTTGGACTAAAAATCGGTCTTGAGGGCGAAAAAGAATTCAAACAGTCCTTGGCGGATATCAATTCCGCTTTCAAAGTCCTCGGCTCGGAAATGAAGCTGGTGGAATCGCAGTTCGATAAAAACGACCATTCTGTCGAAGCACTCACCGCCAGAAACGAAGTTCTGGGCAAGCAGATCGATGCGCAAAAGGAGAAAATCGAAGTTCTCCGTGCCGCCCTGAAAAACGCAGCCGAATCATTCGGTGAGAACGATAAGCGTACACAGGCGTGGCAAATTCAATTAAATAACGCAGAAGCCTCCCTCAACAAGATGGAGCGCGAACTGCAAGACAATAATAGCGCCCTCGACAACGCAAGCAAAGGTATGGACGACGCAGGCAAAGAAGCCGATGACATGGGTGATGAGGTTGAGGATGCGGGTAAACAAGCGGACGATGCCGGGGGCAAGTTTGAAGCCCTCGGTACTGTTTGCAAAGTGGCTGCCGCAACCATAACCGCTGCCTTTGCCGCCGTATCTGCCGCCGCAATCGCTGCTGGTAAAGCACTTGTGGATATGTCTAAAGAGGGTGCGGCATATGCCGATGGAGTCTTAACTACAGCAACGCAAACGGGCATTGCCACGGATAAGCTTCAAGAGTATATGTATGCCGCCGAGCTTGTTGACGTATCCACCGAAACTCTCACAAAGTCGATGGCAAAGAACATCAAATCGATGGCTACCGTTACCGACGTTGCAGGTGAAGCCTCGGTTGATATGGAGAAACTTGCAAAAGCGGAAGAAAAGGCGCAAACGGCTCAACTGAACCTTGAAAAAGCACAAATTGTCTATGACGAAGCGGTCAAAGCAAGCGGTGCCGCCGTTTCAAAAGCCTATGCCTCGGTCGAAGATGCTCTCTATGGCGTTGAAAGCGCGCAAATCACTTATAACGCAGCCGTTGAAAAGAATGGCGCAGACTCCGAACAGGCACAAAAAGCCGCCGTTGCACTACAAAAAGCACAGAGCAAACTCACCTCGGCGCAAGAAAACTACAACACGGCACTTGAAGAAAGTGGTGATGCCTCCGCCTCTGTAAAAAAGGCGGCTATTGCCCTTGAACAAGCACAAATAAAACTTGCCTCGGCGCAAGCAGATGTGACGAGTGCTTCACAGCCTGTTGCGCCTAAAATGAACGAGATGTCCGAAGCCTATGCAAAACTCGGCGTTGCCGTTTACGATGCTGAAGGCAATATGCGCGATAGCGATACCGTGTATTGGGAAATCATAGACGCCCTCGGCAAAATGGAGAACGAAACCGAGCGTGATGCCATTGCGATGACCATTCTCGGCAAGTCCGCACAGGAACTGAACCCTCTTATTGAAGCGGGTGCAGAGCGAATGGCGGAGCTTGGAGAGGAAGCAAGGGCGGCGGGATATGTTCTCGGTGAAGAAACGCTTAACGCTTATGGCGCACTTGACGACCAATTACAATACCTTTCCGTAGGCGCAACCGCAGCCAAGAACGCACTTGGCACAGTGCTTCTCCCGGTCCTTACAGACCTTGCAACGGACGGCGTGGGACTCCTCGGTGAGTTTACCAACGGCATCAACGCCGCAAACGGAGATATTTCCAAGATGGCTGACGTCATAGGAGATATTATTCCGAAGGTCGTTGACGTCTTTATGGAGCATCTCCCAACGCTCCTTGACCTTATAACCACGATAGTTACATCCCTCGGTCAGGCGATTGTGGATAATCTTCCAGTCATCGTTACCTCGGCAACCGAAATCATATTCACAATCTTGAATGCTTTGATATCGGGGCTTCCACAGATAGCAAATGGCGCTTTGCAGTTAATGCTTGCGTTTGTGGACGGCATTATCGACCAGTTGCCTCTGCTGATAGACGTGGCACTGCAAGTGGTGGTTACCCTTGCTCAAGGCATTGCAGAAGCTCTGCCGCAGTTGATTCCTTCCTTGGTGGAGGTTATGGCAAAGGTCGTGAAAACGATTATAAATAACCTTCCGCTGATTTTAGATGCGGCACTGCAACTGATTACAGGCTTTGCACAAGGCATCCTTGATGCCATTCCCGTGCTATTGGAAGCACTACCGAAGGTAATTGATTCTATCGTGCAGTTCTTCCTTGACGCAATCCCACGGATTATTGACACGGGAGTGCAGTTGCTTTCCTCGATTGTAGAGGCTCTGCCGACAGTGGTTACGACCATTGTATCGGCGCTCCCGCAACTGATAGAGGGTTTGCTTTCTGCAATCTTGGGTGCAGTACCGCAAATTATAAACGCGGGCGTGAAGCTGTTAACGTCAATCGTGTCGGCGCTGCCAACGATTATAAAGAAAATCGTGCAGGCAATACCGAAAATTATCGATGCCGTATTAGGTACGCTTCTTGATGCGCTTCCGAGCATTGTTGATGCGGGTATCACACTACTTTCGGCAATCGTGCAAGCACTTCCAACTATTATCGAAACGATAGTGGAGGCAATCCCGCTGATTATTGAAAGCATATTGACGGCCGTGTTCGAGGCAATTCCGCTAATTATTGACGCGGGTATTCAGTTGCTTGTTTCCCTCGTGAGTGCATTGCCAACGATTATAGAAACCATCATTGCAGCCATTCCCGAAATTATCAATGGCATCCTTACGGCGGTTATCAACGCAATCCCACTGATTATTGACGCAGGCGTAAAACTCATCACTTCGCTGATTGGTGCTTTGCCTGAAATTGTTTTGACGATAGTGTCGGCAATTCCCATTATCATCGAGGGCATTTTGCAAGCGGTGATAGGGGCTGTTCCGCTGATTATCGATGCGGGTCTTACGCTCATAACCTCACTGATTGGCGCACTGCCTGAAATCATTTTTACAATCGTTCAGGCTATCCCCGAAATCATTGTGGGCATTATTGATACCTTGCTCGGTATGATACCGATGATTATTGAGTGCGGTATTGACCTTTTGACCTCACTGATTACGGAGCTTCCGACAATTATTGTCACCATCGTGGGGTGCTTGCCCGACCTTATAAACGGCATCATCAACGGACTTCTCGGTAGCATTGATAAGTTCATAGAAGCGGGTGTTGACCTCTTTATGAGCCTTATTACCAATCTGCCTGCTATCATCATAGAACTTGTAAAATCGATGCCGAAGATTATTACTTCCTTGGTAAGCGCACTTATGAACGGGCTTGGCTCTTTCGTTGAGGTAGGCGCAAACCTTGTAAGAGGCTTGTGGGAAGGTATACAGAGCCTTGCTACTTGGATTTGGGATAAGGTGTCCGGGTGGGCTTCCGACCTTTGGGATGGCATCTGCGACTTCTTTGGCATCCATTCTCCATCACGAAAAATGGCGTGGATTGGTGACATGATGATGGAGGGTCTTGCAGGCGGTATTGATGAAACCGCAGGTGAGGCTATCGATGCCGCAACCGATATGAGCAAAGACCTCAATGGTGTGTTCAACGACCTTTCCGCAGATCTATCTACGACTCTGCCGAAGAACATTGACGTAAACGCACATAGCACCATCGCAAATGGGGCTATGGGTAGCACTGGAGGCTTTATTCTTCAGCTTAATATTCAAAACTTTAATAACTACACGAGCGAAGACATCACCGAGTTGACAAACGAAATTATGGCAACCGCAGGTGCTTACGCCCAGAGAAAAGGAGTGGTATTTGCATGAATTATTTTATTTATAACGGTATCAGTTCCCAAGATATGGGTGTACGTATAAGCTCGAAGGACATCTTTTCCGCCCCCAAGTACGACCTCAAATTCCAGTCAATACCGGGGCGGGACGGTGACCTTATATCACCCAACGGCAGATTCCCCAATACCACGGTTTCATACACGTGTTTTATACCCGCAAAAAGCATTCAAGAACTAGCCGATAAGGTAACGGCTGTCAAGTGTTGGCTTTATGCCGAACCCGACAGATACCACACCTTGTCGGATAGTTACGATACGGCTTTTTTCCGAAAAGCGGTCTTTAACAATAAGCTCGATATTTCGGATGAATTAAATAAGATAGGGGTGTTCACTGTAAACTTTTCTTGTCATCCTATGCGTTTTTCGTACACGGGTCAAGCAAAAACGACCTATACGTCGTCACCGATTACGCTTGTGAATCCGTATCCTTTTGATGCGAAACCCTATCTTAAAATCAATGGCCGTGGTACGGGGACTCTCACAATACAATCTGCAAAAGAAACAAAAATATGGCAGTTTACCACGCTTGACGGCTACACCGAATGCGACTCGGAACTGATGAATTTCTATCACGATATCGAGCCGAAAAACGATACCGTCAGCGGGGACGGATTTCCTGTTTTTGCGTATGGCAATAACACCATTGCCTTTGATGGTGGGATTACAAGCATTGAAATTATACCGAGGTGGAAATCGATATGATTCCAGTTCTCTATAAAGCCAATGCTACAAATTTCTCCACATACGGAATCGGTACGCTCTCCGATACGATTTCCTGCCAAGTTACCGAGGAAAGAAACGGTGCTTATGAGTGCGTTATGAGCTATCCCATCACGGGACAGTTTTATAGCGAAATTCAAAAGGAACGACTGATAAAAGCCAAACCGAATGACACCTCGGCAAATCAAATGTTCCGTATTTACAGAATAACGAAGCCCCTAAACGGCATCGTGAAAATATATGCACAACACCTGTCTTACGATCTGACTTCCATCGCAACCCCTGCGTGGGAGGCAACGGATATTATGCCCCAACAGGCAATGGATATGGTCTTTGCAAAGGCGCTCACACCGCATAATTTTACCTTCCGCACCGACTACGACAAGTCAAAGAACTTCTCGGTCGCAAAGCCAAAAAGCATACGTGCTGCACTTGGCGGTGAGGAGGGTTCGCTTATCAGTTTGTGGGGTGGCGAATTTGAATGGGACAACTACAGTGTCATTCATCACCAAGGGCGCGGCAAGACCACGGGAGTGGTGATTGAATACGGCAAAAACCTCACAAGCCTTGAGCAGGATTCGGACATTTCGAGCGTTTATACAGACCTTTTGCCGTATGCCGTAGCATCCGATGAAGAAGGAAACGATGTCGTCATAACTCTTACGGAGCAGGTTCTTCCCATAGCGGAAACAACGCTGATTCAGCGAAAAACGCTTATTAAGGATTTTACCGATTCCTTTGGCATGGACGATGTTATAACCGAGGAGGCTCTTCGTTCAAAGGCCGAAACCTACCTCGAAAACAACCCGTTAGGGGTGGAAAACCCAACGCTCAAGGTTTCGTTTGAGCCTTTATGGAAGAACCCCGAATACGCAGCCGTGCTTGAGCGTGTGTCCCTTTGCGACAGAGTCACGATTAAGCATAGCGACCTTGGCGTTTCCGCTACGGCAAAAGTCGTAACCACGGTTTATGACACCCTTGCGGAAAAGTATGTATCCATAACACTCGGTTCGGTAAAAAACACGCTCATTACTACGATTTCGGAAACCCAAAGCGCGGTGGAGAGTGCAACGCAAAAAGTAGACCGATTGCCGAGCCTTATGACCTCCGCAATCCAAAGCGCTACGAAACTTATCACAGGACAGAGTGGCGGTTACGTTGTGTTGCGAGGGGATGATACGGGTCAGCCGTATGAGCTTCTAGTTATGGATGCGCCTACGATTGAAAATGCCGTTAATATTTGGCGTTGGAATGTCGGTGGGCTTGGTTTTTCTTCACACGGCTATAATGGTCCCTACGAAACCGCTATCACGGCTGATGGCGCAATCGTAGCGGATTTCATTACCTCGGGTACGCTTATTGCAAACATTATAAGGGCGGGTACGCTCTCTTCTAGGGACGGCTCTTCCTATTGGAATCTTGAAACGGGAGAGGTGGTTCTCCGCGCGTATGCGACCACGGAAACAGTGGAAGAAACCAACTCCCGTATTGATGAAATCAACGAGCAGAAGATGTATCGGCTTGTGATTACGTCGTCAAACGGCAATATTTTCAAAAACGGAAATATCAATACAACCCTTACCGCCATCGTTTATTCTTGGGATGAAAACATCACTGACACCCTTGATGACAATCAGTTTATTTGGACCCGCGTATCGGATGACGCAGAAGCCGATAAAGAGTGGAACGATAAACATTACGGTGGCGCAAAATCCATCAATCTTACAAGCGAGGATGTCGATGTCCGCGCTACTTTTTTCTGCGACCTCATCGACACAACCACAAGGCTCAGCTTACTCGGTTGAGTAAATTTTTTATAAGGAGATTTTATTATGAGCAAAGCACAAGGTCAATTTACAATCATTGACTACAATGACGCCTTAACCCTTACGGGTTATATCGGCTCCAACCACGCAAAGTCCCAAATGTTCAACCCCGATAATAACACTTATAATCCCAACTGGGCAAGCACCAATCTTGTTCTCACTCCCAGCTTGTATGTTATCGGCACGACTACCGACCAGATCACCTCTGCGTCAGTTACCTCGGTAAAGTGGTATCAGGGTTCGTCTACTACGGCAATCACCTCATCTGGCAACTATGCGCTCAGTGGCGCAAAGAGCCATATTCTCACAGTTAAAGGCAACGTTATGGCGGGTCTTCCCGGCATTGACTACCGATGTGTCATTACCTACAAGGACTCTTCTACGGGTCTTTCCATTACGCACCCGCTTACGATTACCTTCAGCCGTGTTGTAAACGGCGGCGGTATCGTTGACTTGCTTGTTACTACCCCCAACGGAAACGTATTCAAGAACACCGAGGTCGCAACCTTGACGGCAAAGGCGGAGCTTTGGAGAGGCTCGACGGTGGATACCACGAATGTGTCCTATAAGTGGGCTATCCAAGACCCCTCGGTAACGGCTACCACCTCTGCGGGTTATGACTCGGGCTTCGGCGTAGGTTGGAGAAAGCTCTCCGATACCACGGGAATGTACACGGGTACTACAACCGCAACGATTACCATTTATGCGGCTGCCGTTGATAGTTATGCCGTTTTCCGTTGCATTGCAACCGACTCGGACTCCGCTTCCAACACCTACAACAGTACCTTCACCGATGTTGCGACGTTTATCGACAACTCCGACCCCATTCAGGTGGTTATCACTTCCACAGGCGGAGACGTCTTTAAGAACGGACAAGGCTCGACCACGCTTAAGGCCGTTGTGTATCAGGCAGGCGCTGAAATTGATGCGGACGGCAAAGGCACTTATACTTGGACGAAGTATAACAAGGACGGCGCTATCGACACCTCTTGGGGAACGAGTGGTACAAAGACGGGTAAAACCCTCTCGGTATCCAACACCGACGTTTCCACCAAAGCAACCTTTATGGTGATGGTGACTATCTAAAACGAAGGAGGGCTGACTATGCGGGCGCAAGCACAATTTACGATTCACTCGTTGAATGATGTCATTGCCGCAACGACTGCGCCGTCAAGCCCTTACAAAGGTCAGTTGTGGGTGAATACAAGTTATTCGCCCCCTCGGACTTTTGTTTACAATGGTTCTGCTTGGAAGGAACAGAACGGCACCGACACCTTAAGAACCAATATTTCCACTTTAACCACGAAGTCCAACACAATGCAAAGCAACCTCGACGGGCTTACAAGCACTGTTAGCTCGGTGACCAAAAGAGTGGAAACCGTGGAAGATGACCTCGGCACTGTCGAAGAGAATATTCTTGACATACAGACCGATGTTTCCGAACTTGAACAGACAGCTTCAAGCATCACCCTGCGTGTTAGCGCAAACGAAAGTAGTATCTCAAGCCTGACAGTAACGGCTTCGGGGCTTTCTTCGCGCGTTTCCTCGGCAGAAGGAAATATAGCTTCCTTGCAAACCTCTGTCAGCGGTCTTACAAGCCGTGTCTCTAACGCCGAGGGGGATATTTCCGCATTGGAGCAGACGACCTCAAGCCTGTCCGCCTCCGTCAGCAGCAAGCTGAGTGCAGAGGGTGGCTCGACTTCTTCTTTCGGTTGGCGGCTTACAAGCAGCGGATTCTATCTTTATTCGAGTTCTTCTACAGTAATGAGCGTGACTAGCTCGGGGCTTACCTTGAGTGGCAGCATTACGGCAAAAAGCGGTACTATCGGCGGCTTTACGATTGGCACAAGCTCGATCTACAAAACCAAAACCTCTTATAGCAATACAACCGCAGGCGTTTATCTCGGTACGGATGGCATAGGTCTTGGCGCAGGCACATTCTATGTAAACTCCACAGGCTATATGAGAGCCACCAACGCAAGCATAACGGGTACTGTTAATGCTACAAGCGGAACCTTCACCGACGTGACTATCACGGGATATATTTACTTCAACGAAAACCAAGAGTATTTCTTAAATCCCAACTATGATAACGGGTCTTGGTACATTTACCTGCCAAACTTCCGAGTTGACGACACATCGGCATATTTTTCAGGCACGCTGAATGCGCCAAGTGGTAATATAGGTGGTTTTACGATTGGAAGCACCTCGATTTACAAAACAAAAACCGCATATAGCAACTCAACCGCAGGCGTTTATATCGGCACGGATGGCATAGGACTTGGCGCAGGAACTTTCTATGTTACCTCGGCAGGCGCTCTTACTGCAAAATCTGCTACGATAACGGGGGCTATTACTGCAACGTCTGGCACAGTGAAAAATCTGACCATTGACGGCAAGTTGACCTTCGGCAACAACGCTTCTTACTACATCAACGCCAACTACAACGACACAAGCTATTATATTTATCTCCCCGGTTTTCGTGTGGATGAAGCCTCGGGCGCTGTGTTTTCAGGCAAGCTCTCGGCGGCATCGGGTTCGTTCTCCGGGACGATTACGGCAACGGGTGGTAAGATAGGAAACTTGAACATTTCCGATGGCGGCTTGCTTTACGGCTCTGTTTCAACCGACAACGTTGCAACAGGCGTAAAAATAAATACCACTGGAATATGGGCAAAAGAGGGACATTTCTCCACAGGCTCTTTCGGCTATTGGTTTTTGTCGAGCAGCGGATATTTTTGGGCGCTTTATAATCGTACCTACGATATTTATCTCAAATCTACGGGACCGACAGTGGGTTCTTCCACCGCATCGTGGATAAGCGTCATTACCTCGGCTAACAGTAGTTCAGATGCTCGTATCAAGAAAAACATCGAGCCTCTATCTGCAAAATATGAGACCTTCTTTGATAACCTTACGCCTAGGCGCTTCCGCTATATTGATGGCACTTCTGGAAGATATCACACAGGCTTCGTGGCGCAAGAGGTGGTATCGGCTCTTAACGATGCAGACCTTGATACGCAGCAGTTTGCGGGGGCGGTTTTATGGTGTCCCGGTACCGATGACGAGTGTTGGCATCTCCGCAAGGACGAGTTCGTGGCGCTTAATACGTGGGAAATACAAAAACTCAAAAAACGAGTAAAAGAGCTTGAAGAATTGCTCGGAGAAAGGAGGGCTGATCAATGAAGGCGCAAGCGCAATTTACAATACATTCGCTGAACGATGTAGTAGCTTCGACAACTGCGCCGTCAAGCCCTTATAAAGGTCAATTATGGGTGAATACAAGCTATTCGCCCCCAAGGACTTATGTCTATAACGGATCGGCTTGGAAAGAGCAAAACGGCACAGACACCCTTCGGAGCAATATTTCTACACTCACTACAAAATCCAACACCCTTGAAAGCAGCCTTGACGGGTTTACAAGTGAGGTTTCGGTTCTTACACAAGAGGTGGACAACAACACCTCAAGCATAACCACGCTCTCGTCTAGCGTTTCATCATTGCAGCAGACCGCAAACCAAATCTCCGCAGACGTGTCTACGAAGGCGGATAAAACGCACGGAAACGCATCCTCATCCTTTGGGTGGTCATTGACGTCAAGCGGATTCTATTTGTATTCCAACGCATCTACCGTTATGAGTGTAACCGCAAGCGGTCTTACTGTGAATGGAACGATTAACGCAACAAGCGGAACGTTGTCGGAATTAACTGTTACGGGGCGTTTGTATTTTGGAGGCAATGGGGGCTACTTTATTGACCCAAACTACGATGATAGCACGTATTATATTTTTCTCCCCGGCTTGAGAATTGATGACGCTTCTGGTGCGGTTTTCAGCGGTCGACTTTCAGCGCCGTCTGGCACGATTGGTGGATTTACGATTACCACAAGCGCTATTTATAAGACCAAAACAGCTTATAGCAATACCACGGCTGGCGTTTACATCGGCACAGATGGTATCGGTCTTGGTGCGGGAAAGTTCTATGTGACCTCGGCGGGAGCGTTGACTTGCACAAGTGGCACGATAGGTGGTTTTACCATAGGCACAAGCTCGATTTATAAAACCAAGACCGCTTATAGCAATTCTACCGCAGGCGTTTATATTGGCACAGATGGTATAGGGCTTGGCGCAGGAAAGTTTTACGTGACTTCGGCGGGAGCTTTAACCGCAACCTCTGCCACAATCACTGGTACGATTAACGTAACAAGCGGAAACTTCCAAAGTGCGCATATCACGGGCAGTGTTTATTTTGGTGAAGGCACGACCTACTATATGAACCCAAATCTCAACAACAGTTCGTGGTACATATACCTTCCAAAATTCCGTGTTGATGACACTTCCGCTTATTTTTCAGGCACTTTAAGCGCCCCAAGCGGAACCATAGGCGGTTTTACTATCAGCACAACGAAGCTGTACAAGACCAAAACCACCTATAGTGATAGCAACAACGGCGTTTATGTTGGAACGGACGGCATTGGCCTTGGCGCAGGAACTTTCTATGTTACCTCGGCGGGCTACCTATATGCCACAAGCGGAAAGATAGGTGGTATGAGTCTGAACGCCAGCCAAATGTTCTCGGATAACTTTATTTTGGGTACTGTTTACAACGCTGATGACGCATCGCAATCTTTCACAACGCTTTCCTTTGGTACGACAAGCGGTACAACGTTTACGGCAACGACAGTTCTCACCAACAGCGGCTGCTATATGCAAGCCCTCTCCAGTAATACCATTTCCTGTGGTGTTATTCGAGTGCAGTCCATTCGTGCGGATACAAGTATCAGCAGCACCACAGGCTTTTATTTTGGCTATTCTGGCGGCTCTACGCAGTATTACGCAGAGCTTTCTTGGAGTGGACAGATTATTTACCTCAAAATTTACAACAGTAGCGGTGTTCTTACAACGCTTACAAGCGCAAAGACCTTTACTGTGCATTATGCGTGTATTTGGGGCGGGGATACGACTTGGAACGCAACGGTTGCCAAAGGTAGCAATAGCACCTCGGTGGACACCAATGCGTTCTGGGGCATCGATTATGCGACCTTTAACTATTCCAGTTCCAATAAGACACAGCATACCTACTATTTCACTGTTTCAGGATCGAGCGCGTCATCGACCATTACAAGCTACGGGCATATCGTCCCGTGGAGTAATAATGGCTACGATTTAGGCTCGGCGGCATATAAGTGGCGCAACATTTACGGACAAGCAGGCATCGTCAACACTTCCGACAGAAACGAGAAGTTTGACATTGCGCCTATGCCCGAGGTGTACGACCGCATTTTCGACAGTCTTGTTCCCGTTACCTTCAAGTTTGTGGAAAACACAAGCAACAGAACGCATATGGGGCTTGTGGCGCAAGACGTCAAAGAATCCGTTTTGGCGGTAGGTCTTACGACCACGGAGTTCGCAGGATATTGCGAATGGGAGAACGAAGACAAAACCATCGGCTGCGGTTTGCGCTACAGCGAATTTGTGGCTATGAATATTTACGAAATTCAAAAGCTAAAAGCTCAAGTCAAAGAGCTTCAAGAAAAAATTACAAAAATGGAGGAAACCACCAATGAAACTTAAAGACCTTTTAGAAGCAAACGAACCCCTTAAACGCCTCTCCGAAAAGCGCTTTGCAAGCTACAAAAAAATGCGTGAGCTTGTGAAACTTCGCAAGGCGGTAGAACAGGAGGTGGAGTTCTATGCGGCAGAGGAACAGAAGGCTATCGCCTCTTATGCGGAAAAGGATGAAAGCGGAACTCCCGTTTTCCTCAACGATGGTAGACTGCGCCTTAAAGATATGGAGGCGAAGATTGCCTTTGAAAAGGAGATTGCCACCTTGCGTGAAACCGACGTGGATGGCATTACGCCCATTTCTTTGTCCGAGGCAGATTTCCGTTCCGCAGACGACCTTCCTACTGTTGACGATATGATTGCCCTTGAAGGGATTATCATTTTTGAAGATTAAAAGGAGGTAAGCTATGGAGATTATCAGCACAGTCGCAGGCGTTATCACTGCTTTGGGCGTGATTTTCGGTCTTGTTTTTGCCATTTACAGATGGTATCTCAAGCAGGAGAAACAGGACAAGGACATCAAGGCAATCAAAGAGGAACAGACGCTTCTCACGCAAGGCGTTCTTGCATGCCTCAAGGGCTTGCAGGAGCAAGGTTGTGACGGTCCCGTTACCATCGCAATCAAACAAATCGAGATGCACCTTAATAAACAGGCGCACAAATAAAATTTTGGAGGATTTTTATTATGACAAGTATTTATGAAATCGCAACCATTCCCGCAATCGCCGCTATCGTTTATACGATTATCGACATTGTCAAAACCGCCGTGGGAGGCACGGAGAAATTCAAGAAGTTTATTCCTTTGATTTCCTGCGCCCTCGGTGCTATTGTCGGCGTTATCGCATACTTCTGCGTTCCCGGCGTGATGGAAACACAGAATGTTCTTGTTGCCATTGTGCTTGGCGCGGCAAGTGGTCTTTCTGCTACGGGTACGAATCAGGCGGTCAAACAGTTGACGGCTAAAAAGACCACGGAAACGACCGATACCGCAACAACTGAATAATTACATCCTAGCCTATCAGGGATTTTTCCTTGGTAGGCTCTTTTTTATTTTATTATTATCGCTTTTTGACTGGATATATAAAAAATTGTATGGTATAGTATCGTGCTAATGATGCGCTAATATTATAAATTCTGTGTCGCAGTGTTAAAATAATAATACAAAAGAAAGCGAGGTAATGGATATGGAAATTATAACGGAAGAACAGTTAGCTAGTTATAAAAAGTATCTTCTTGAAGAAGAAAAATCAATGGCAACCATCACAAAATATTTGAGAGATTTGCTTGAATTTGCGACGTGGCTCGGCGGGAGAGGAATAGACAAATCATTGGTGCTTGAGTACAAGGCACTATTGTGCGAAAAGTATGCTCCCGCAAGCGTCAATGCCTGCTTATCCTCATTGAACGGATTTTTCAATTTTATGGAGTGGTTCGGGTTTAAGGTTAAAAACCTTAAAATACAAAGGCAGATATTTGCGACAACGGATAAAGAACTCCGAAAAGATGAATATGAGCGTTTGTTGCGGGCGGCAAAAAACAAGAATAACGAAAGATTATTTCTGCTGATGCAAACGATATGCGCCACGGGAATTCGTGTTTCGGAAGTAAGATTTATCACTGTGGAAGCAATAAGAACGGGGCTTGCTACGATAAATTGCAAGGGCAAATGCAGACAGGTCTTTTTGCCGAAGCAACTATGCCAAATGCTCAAAAAATATGTGGCTTCAAGAAATATAAAAAGCGGCTCCGTATTCGTTACACGAAATGGGAAGCCACTTGATCGTTCCAACATATGGGCGGATATGAAAAGGTTGTGCCAAGATGCCAATGTTTCCGAGAAAAAGGTGTTTCCTCATAATTTGCGCCATCTCTTTGCTAGAACCTATTATAACTTGCAAAAAGACGTGGTTCGCTTGGCGGATATTTTGGGACATTCAAGCGTAAATACGACTCGAATTTATACGATGGAAAGCGGTGAAATTCATCGCAAACAAATTCAAAAACTAGGGCTTTTGCTATGCTAGAAATAAAAAAATCCACATAATTGCGATTATGTGGTGACCTAATTTCAGATACATAACATTCTATCACAAATTCCCCTTAATGTCAAGAGTAAATACTACTTTAATAAGAAAAAATACTCAATAAACATAAAAATTTGCATAGAGAAAACAACCAATGAAGTGTAATTTTTTCCATTGGTCTTTTTGTTCGTTATTTTTTACGATTTTTACTCCCGCGCTCGACGTTGCGGGAGGTGCTTTTTTAAAGGGGGCTACAACATAATCGCAATTATGTAGTGAGTGCATAAGAAAGGAGTCGCACAATGGCAATTGTTGAAGTAATACAATATAACGGCAACCCCGATGTCTTCGCGTGGAAATACCCAAATCACGAACTCGGCACGTGGACACAGTTAATTGTAAACGAATCACAGGAGGCAATTTTAGTTAAAGGCGGACAGGTTTGTGATATTTTCCAAGCCGGTCGACACACGTTAAGCACTAAAAACATCCCCATACTCAATAAAATAGTAAATCTACCTTTCGGAGGTCGTTCTCCGTTTACGGCAGAAGTATGGTACATAAACAAGGTTTTCTCGTTGGATGTAAAGTGGGGTACTTCTACTCCCATCCAATTGCAAGACCCGAAATATAAGGTTTTTGTACCGGTTAGAGCGTTTGGACAGTTTGGAATTCAGATCGAGGATTCCAAGAAGTTCCTCTTAAAGTTGGTAGGAACGCTGCCGACGTTTGATAAGACTTCCTTGCTGAAGTTCTTTAGAGGTGTTTACCTTACGAAATCGAAGGATGCAATTTCATCGTACTTGGTACATAAAAATATCAGTATTCTTGAAATTAACGCCTACCTTGATGAGATCTCCACGTTCCTTCAAGAAAAAATGGCACCTACCTTTGCGGAATACGGCATCAAGCTCGTTTCCTTCTTCGTTAACGATATCAACGTTCCCGAAGATGACAAGGCGGTTGCTCAACTGAAAAGCGCTCTTGCAAAGCGTGCCGAGATGGATATTGTTGGTTATAGTTATCAGCAAGAACGCTCCTTCGACACTCTTGAAGGCGCAGCAAACAACCCCGGTTCTATGCAGGGCGGCTTAATGGGCGCCGGCATCGGTCTCGGTATGGGCGTTGGAATGGGCGGAGCTATGGGAACTCAATTCGGTGGCTTGGCACAAACGCTCAATACAAGTGATACCAAAGAATGTCCTAATTGCAAAGGAAGAATAGGCGCAAGCGAAAGATTCTGCCACCTTTGCGGTTGTGATACATCTGCTCCGAAAAAGGAAGCTAAAAAAGAAACGGAAATTAAATGCTCCAACTGTGGCGCTTCTATGACAGAACATACAAAGTTCTGCCCCGAATGCGGAAACAGATATAACCCTTGCAGTAATTGCAAAGCAGATATTCCCGATGGGGCAAAGGTATGCCCCGAATGTGGCGCTAAAGTCCCTGTTCCTTGTCCTAACTGCGGACATATGTTGTCCGGGAACAGCAAATTCTGCCCCGAGTGCGGTCATTCTCTCGTAAAGAAATGCTCGAACTGCGGTAAGGAAATTGAAGGTTCTACGAAGTTCTGCCCTGAATGCGGAACACCTATTAGCTGAGGAGGGGCGATATGAAGAATTCCAAATTAACAGTTTTAATCGCAGGATTAATATCCATTGCGGCAACCGTCATATTTTATCTTTTGACGTTTGACAATATCTTTACTATCCCGATGAGATGGGTATCGTTGCTATTCTTATTGGTAACGGAAGCCATCGGAACTGTAAAAGCGTTGTTCGTCAAGAAAGATATGATTAGTCAGGCAACCATTTTCACAAGTGGTGCCCACCTCGTTGTGGTGCTTGTTCTGTCGATAATATTCGTTAACTTTTTCCCGCTTAGTATCAAAACCTATATCCTTTTGAACGTTTTGGCACTTTGCGCTGTGGCTGCCTGCGACTTGTTTATCTTGCATTTCGGCAAAAACGCATCTGCAAGTGATAAGAAGTTGGCGCAAAGCCAAGGTGTGATGGGCGCTTGTTATGCTAAAGCGCAAGGTCTTGTTGTTGTATATGGCGCAACCGAATATAAAGGCGCACTTGAAGAAATCGCTGAAATGATAAAGTATTCTGACAACAGTGAGCTTACCGACGATGAAGCCGTTATCAGCAGCAAACTTGATGAATTAGAAACGCAACTTAAGGAAAATGGTGAGAATATTATGGGGCTTATCACCGACATTAAAAATGCCATCCAGCTCCGCACAATTAAAATGAAAAGCATTAAGAGAGGCGGCTATTAAGCCGATAATGGAGGTAACGTAAAATGGGAAACAACAATAACAACAATGTAAGCGGTATTTATTCTTGGCCTATCATCATTTTGGCATTGATTATCTTCTGGCCTGTTGGTTTGTTCTTGATTATTAAGAGAGCATCTGTCGACAAGAAGACCGCTATGGGTTCTGGCAAGGTAATCAAGGGCATCGGTATTGCATCCTGCTGTATGGCGGCGCTTGGATTCTTAGTTAGTATTACAGACGGCTTTGACGGCACTGACGTTGGTATGATTATCTTCTTCGCAGCCGCTGGCGCAGCACTTCTGTACTTGGCAAACAAGATGAAGAAAGATGCCGACAAGGTTAAGCAGTACCTCAACATCATCGTTAATGGTGGCGAAAGACAAATTGATAGCATCGCCGCAGCAACTGGCAAACAGTACGATGTTGTTAAGGCTGACATCCAGAAGATGATTGATAAAGGTTTCTTGAAGAACGCTTATATTAACGAAAACACTAGAGAGGTTGTTCTTCCTAACGCTTCCGCCGCACCTGTTAGTGAACCTAGCGGCACGGTAGCGGCAACTGCAACCGCAACTGTAGCACAGACCAGAGTAATTGCTTGTCCCTGCTGTGGCGCAAACAATACTGTATCTGGTGCACTCGGTGAGTGCGAATATTGCGGCACGCCTTTGAAGTAATACGGAGTTTATAAAAATGGGATTATTCGATAAATTTAGTAAAAAAGGTGGTTCTAGCGAAACTGTAAAAACGGAAAATCGTGAGCAAACACGTCAATATTACGATTACATAACAAGCAATTTCGCAAAAGTAAGCAAAATTCTTACTGATTTGCAAAACGAGACGCAAGGTCTTGTGGGTCAAATCACTTCTTCAAAAGGCATTAAGATGTCTTTCCGTGAGAAGGGCGAATTGAGAAAAATCAAGGAAAAAGCAAACAAGAATTTACAATATCTGTATTTGTCGAGAGATTTTCTTGTAGCTTTATCCAAGAACGCAAGCAACATCGCACTCCAAAATGAGGAGTTGATGTTGGTTACCAAGTTCGCTCCTTACTTTGATGGAGTTCCCGTTCTTGACGTTGAGGATTCGGATAGCGATGACTCCGTTCTCGGCGCATTTAAGGAAGTCGGACACGAACTTATGTCGGCGTTTGTATCTTCCAAGAAAAGCTCACGACACTTTGATTTTGAAGATTATTTGTGTCGTTATGAAGAACAGCTTGATGAGTTTATAATGCCGGATATCAATGGCGCAATCGCAAGTTTTACGAATGTGGCACCGCGTCAAGATGCAACTTCCGCTACACAGCCTGCAAAATCCAACGTGGTTATTTGCCCTTGCTGTGGCGCAAATCTTACCGGGGCGTCTTCGCTTACGGAATGTGAATACTGCGGATCGCAATTAAGATAAACATTCAAACCGAGCCTATCAGGGATTTTTCCTTGGCAGGCTCTTTTTTTATTGAAAAATTCATAAAAATATGATAAAATATAATAAAACCCCTTGACAAATGATTGCTTTTAGTGTATTCTATTACGATTTATCGGTCTACGGATAAATGGGTGGCTTGGGATAGAAAGGAAAAAAGCATATGTATAACTATGTTGAAGACAAAGAATTTTTAAAGCGCGCCCAGAACTGTTGCAGTGATTTAATGCACGAACTTGAAGATGACTTGCGAGAAAAAGGCATAAACTCACAGTTCTTCCTAGTAGGAAGCGGGGCTAGAAACATGGTAACACAAAATGGTGATGAGGCTATCGACTTTGATTATAACCTCAACATTTTGAGTTGCGAAGATTTCCACGATTGCAAGGCTATTAAGCACGCTGTTATTGTGGCCTTTAATCGTGTTATGCAAAGAAATGGTCTTGCCGACGTGGATGATTCGACTTCTTCTATTACGACAAAGAAGATACATTTTCGTGATGACCCCGATATTGAGTTTTCTATGGATGTTTGCATAGTAACCGAAGAAACGGATGGTAGTTGGCTGCGCCTTATTCACGAAAAAGGTATGAACACCTACTACGACAGATATTATTGGAATATTGCGCCACACTCCAAGCATTATGCAGAAAAAGCAAAAGCTATTAAATCTGTTCCCGGCGGGTGGGAGAAGGTGCGGGTGCTGTATCTCAAAACAAAAAATAGATATCTTACGCAAAATGACCATAACCATCCGTCCTTTGTGTGTTACATCGAAGCTATCAATAATGTTTATAATCAAATGAGGAGCAAGCACTTAATATAGACGACCAGAATGAGGAAAGGAGTGGCTCTATGAAAGTAGCGGACGCACAGCGTTTAATTCCATACATAAAAGAAAAATTCGTTGCCGAATTTCCTATGGCAAAGGAGATAGTGGAGCAAACACCCTTTATTCTCATTTCCAATCGTGGGCGCGCGGAAGCACGGCAGAGAGCCTTTGATGCCTGTGGCGCAAGATTTAAGGAAGACGGCGATATTCGTGGCGAAGTTATCTTCGGTCCCAAAGGAAGAGCCGTTCTTATCTATACTGCCGTGGCGGATTCGGAGATCGATTTTTGCCACACGGGGTGGCACGAACTCGGACACGTTTTTACGAATGTCGTTAACAAACAACTCTTTATTGACGCTGAAAACGACGCCAACGCTATGCACGATACTAAAATTCGTAGCGGTATGTCCATATGGTCGGAGTTCATTGCAGAATATATCGCACTCATCGTTGAGGATACAGCGCCACAGCCGTTTGCGTGGCACAAGCAAGATATGCTGACGCATTTGATTGCCGACGCCACCAAGAAGGGTACGCTTAATCCCTATCCGCTGGCGTTTTACTGCGCCATGGTGATGGGAGATAACACCATAGAGGTTATGCTCGAGCGCACTCCCGATGCCGCCATCGGCCTTAATGATTCGGACGATTATTTAGCAGAACTTGTTGTGGGGCTATTACAAAAGCTCGATGAACAACTTTGCAAGGATGACTTTTGGGATATTACCCAAGAGGCGCTTGAGGGCATTGGCGACCAAGTGGATGAATTATGGACACATTGCTATTATTCTGTTATGCCGTTGGCATTGGAAAAAATTATAAAAGAAGCTAAAAAACAATAGTGCAGTTCTTCCGAGATATCAAAATATTACGGAATAACAAATCAGAATTTGTAAGGATAGAAAGTATGATTGTTTTAATAACAGGAGCATCGCACACAGGCAAAACTGCACTTGCTCAAAAGTTGCTCGAAAAATATAAATACCCATATCTCTCAATCGACCACCTTAAAATGGGGTTGATTCGTAGCGGAAACACCAAACTCACTCCAATGAGCGACGATAAGGATTTAACCGCATACTTATGGCCTA